CCACGGCCGGCAACGTCCTGGTCGCGATCTGCTCGTCCTACCTCGCCACCGTCGGTAGCTCGTCCGTCAGCGACAACCAGGGCAACGCGTGGGAGAAGCTCGCCGAGCTGCAGACCCCCGACCACAACGACCTCCTCTCCGTGCACTGGGCCTTCGACGTCGCGACCGGATCGCCCTTCGTCGTGACCTTCGACACCAACCAGACCGGGTACGGTCTCTCGTGCTTCGTGATCGAGATCGCCGGGACCGACCCCGTCTCCCCGCGTGAGCCGTCCGAGCTCCTGACCATCAGCGGGACCAGCGCAGCACCGGCCACAGGCGTCCTCACGAACTCCTCGCCCGACGCCCTGATCCTGGCGGCCGCGGCGGTCTACGACAACAACGACCCGATCACGCTCACCGATCCCGGCGCGCCCTGGTCGCTGGTGGGCGAGGAGGTGCTGGGCGCCACGTACGAGCCGCTCTCGATCGTTGCGCGGATCGTGGCGGCGTCGGTTGCCTCGCAGGCTGTCTGGATCACGCCGAGCGAGGCGTGGGCGACGGTGATCCTCGCCTTCCAGGGGGCGCCGACGACCTTCGGGCCGCCGCCGGGTCGAGGGCCGGCCTAGTCCATGGCCGCCAGGTTCGGGACCTGGCTCGACCGCGCGACGCGCGTCGCGCTGCTCTCCACGCTCGCGATCCAGTCCGCCAGCCCCCTCCTGACCCTCAGGGGCCAGGACGCGATGACGGCCGGCGATCAGTCCTTCCCCGAGCGTCTCTCGGGCTACGGCCCACGACAGTCTCGGGTCGCGGTCCTCTCCTACGAGGAATCGCAACCGGCTAGTCCGCTCCTGACCCTGCGTGGCCAGGACGCGCTCAACCCGGGCAAGCAGCCGGACCCGGATACGGGTGCGCTCCTCAAGATCCGCTACGCCCGGTTCGGGCAGTACCGCGCCGCGCTCTCCTACGAGGATTCCCAGAGCGCCAGTCCCCTCCTGACGCTCAAGGGCCAGGACGCGATGGCCTCGGCCTCCGGGCGGGTGGCCGATCCGGACACGGGTGCGCTTCTGCGTCATCGGGCCGCACGCGCTCAGCAGTACCGCGCCGCCTACTCGACCGAGGACGGTCAGTCATCCCTGCTAGCGACGCTGCTGAGCGTCCCAGCGGCGATTGGGCCGGGAGCGCAGCTCGTCCCGGATCGTCTACCCGGCACCCGTGCGCAGCAGTACCGCGGCGCCCTGTCCAGCGAGGATGTGCAGTCCTCGCAGCTCACCACTCTGCTCGGGGCGGCACCACCAACCCCGTTCTACGGAGCCGGCACCTTCGTCTGGCCCGACGCGCGGCTCGGCTATAAGCGCAACCCCGACACGACCGAGGACGTGCAACGTGCCTCGCTCCTCCTGGGGCTAGCTGGCCAGGACGCTGTCTACGCGGCGCCGGGACAAGCGCCGGTCTACGACTGGGCGAACCCGACGCGCGCGCGGCGCCTGCCCCCCGACCACGCGCTCTCGCTCGTGGGCGGCACCCTGCAGGGACAGGATCAAGTCTATGGGGCGCCGGGGCAGGCGCCGGTCTACGACTGGCTCGTTCCACGGGGGCGACCATTCCCGCTGAGCAACCGCGACCAGACAACCAGTCTCGTCACCACCGCCCTGGTGGGGCAGGACGCGCTCTACGGCGCCCCTGGTCAGGCGGCCGGATACGACTGGCCGAATCCGAGGCTGCGCCGCGTTCAGCAGCCGGAGATCCCTCCGTCGCTCCAGGGCACGCTCCTGTTCGTCACGCCGCCGACGCCGGGGCCGGGAGCGCAGCTCTTCCCCGATCGCGTGCCGGGCTACGGTCCGCGACAGGCACGCCTCGCGAGCGGCTCGTCCGAGGATGCGCAACCGGCCTCGTTGCTGTTAACGCTGGCTGGCCAGGGCTCGATGGCCTCTGCGGCCGGGCGCCAGCCCGATCCGGACGCGGCCGCGTTCCTCCAGGTCCGAGCGTTCCGTGCGCAGCAGTACCGGGCCGCGCTCTCGACCACGGACGTGCATTCGTCTCCGCTCGGCGGGGCGCCGGCCCCGTTCTACGGCGCGGGTCGGTTCACGTGGCCAGACCGGTCGTGGTCGTTCCGGCCGCAGCAGCCCGGCCAGCTCCCGAATCTCCTCGTCCTGCAGGCTGCGCTACCGGTTGGTCGGTTCACCTGGCCGGACCGCTTACTGGTGCAGACCCGGCAGCAGCCGCGGCAGACGGTCCGCGACGAGGCATTCCTCGCCTCGAGCGGGGCGCATGGCGCGACCGATGTGGGGGAGACGCCCATCTCGCGCTGGCGACTCGGTGAGCCGGACGGCGCGCATTACGCCTACGACGACATGGGCAACAACCCCGGCGTCTACGTGGGGCAGATCGGCTACGGCGTCGGGGTGGGGCACGCGCCCGATTCCGACACCGCCGTGAACTTCAGCCCGCTCGGGGCGTACGTCACGGTGCCGGACACGGGTGCCTGGGATTCGGTCACGGACGACTTCGCGATCGAGGCATCGCTCCTGTTCGCGACGACCACGGGGACCCAGGTCATCATGTCCCACTCGGACGGCGCCGGGAACGCCAATAAGTGGATCTGGTGCTACGACAACGGGTTCTTGCGGCTCCAAAAGAACACCGTGGCCGGCCCCCTGACCGACGCCTACGCGGTGGCGTGGACGCCCGAGGTTGGCCGCTGGTACCACGTCGTCATCGACCAGATCGGGACGACGCGGACGGCGTACGTCAACGGTGTCGGCCTGGGGGCGCAGTCCAGCGCCGTGCTTCTTCCGGGCGCGAGCGGGCCGCTGGTGATTGGGCAGGTCGACGGCGGCAATAACCTCGCCGGCCGGATCGACGAGGTGGCGTTCTACGGGGTGTTCCTGGGCGGCGGGCAGGTCCAGGCCAAGTACCGGGTCCGATTCAAGCCCTTCCCGGGCTCCGAGACGACCATCGGGGGAGCGCTGCCGGATACGGCCCTGGCGACGCAGATCCGTGCGGCGAGCCGGACGCGCGCCGTCCAGTCGTCCGGCGAGACGTGGGGCGGGAGGATGCACCTGGGCGGCATCTCGGCCGCTGGCACGCTCGTCGCCGGGGGCCGCGCGACGCTCCTCGCCGCTGGCCGCGCCGTCCTGGTGGCGCAGGACGGCGCGGCTATCCTTGGGCCAGCGCGGTCGCAGACGTTGATCGGGCCAGGCCACCCCACGTTGGAGACGGGCGAATGAGCAGCACGCAGACGCTCCGGACCGAGCCGTACACGATCCAGCAGGGCTCGGGGTCGACCCTGCCGTGGGACATCGACATGACCGCGCATCTGGGGGTTGGCGAGTCGGTCTCAGCCCCCGCCGCCGCGCTCGAGGATCTCCGCACCGGGGCGGCCTACGCCGGCGGCGTGCTCTCCGCGGTCGCCCAATCGTCGACGACCGTGCGCGTGACCCTGCAGGCGCTGGTCCGGGGGGCGCGCTACCGTCTGGTCGTGCGCTTCACCGCCGCGGCCGGGAAGACGCCCGCGACCGAGACGCTCGTCGAGGTGCCGTTCTGATGGTCACCCAGCTGCCTGCTATCAGGCCAGATACCCGTTTTCAGCCCGGCCAGTCGGGCAACCCGCTGGGCCGGCCCAAGGGTGGCCTCGGGTTGGCTGGGTACGTCCGCGAACACACGGAGGACGGCCGCCTGATCGCCGCGTTCTTCATCGATGTGATGCGGGGCCGGAAGCGCGGCGCCACCATCCGCGACCGACTCGAGGCCGCGGCCTGGCTCGCCGACCGTGGCTTCGGGAAGGTCCCCCAGCAGGTCGCCGGCGAGGGCGGTGGTCCGCTGATCGTCACCTTGAAGCTCGGGGACCGGGAGTCGCAATGATCGCCCAAGAGGAAGCACGCCGCGTCGAGTACCACCGGCCGTGGCTCTACGCCGCCCAGCAGGCCGCCCTCTTCCATGGCGAGCGGTACGGCGTCGTCGAGGCCAGCACGAAGGCGGGCAAGACGGTCGGCTGCATCGCCTGGCTGGTCGAGCAGGCATGGTTGCACGGGAAGCCGGGCCGCAGCTTCTGGTGGATCGCCCCCGTCTACCCGCAGGCGGCGATTGGCTACCGGAGAACCAAGCGCGGCCTGGTCGCCGGCCAGTTCACGTTCAACGAGACGGACATGACGGTGACGCTCCTCAACGGGGCGCGGATCTGCTTCAAATCGGCCGAGCGACCGGACAATCTCTACGGCGAGGACGTCTACGGCGCGGTGATCGATGAGGCGTCCCGCGTGCGCGAGGAGTCGTGGCACGCCGTGCGCTCCACCCTCACCGCAACGCGGGCGCCGGTGCGGATCATCGGCAACGTGCGGGGGCGTAAGAATTGGTGCTACCGGCTGGCGCGTCGGGCCGAGGCCGGCGAACCGGGCATGCACTACGCGAAGCTCACCGCCGACGACGCCATCGAGGGCGGCGTCCTGGTCCCGGACGAGATCGAGGACGCGAAGCGCGTCCTGCCCGAGGCGATCTTCCGCGAGCTGTACTACGCCGAACCCTCCGACGACGGCGGCAACCCTTTCGGCCTCGACGCCATCGCGGCCTGCGTCGGCCCGTTCGGCGAGGGCGCGCCGATCGCCTTCGGTGTCGACCTGGCCAAGTCCGTGGACTGGACGGTCGTCGTTGGCCTGGACGTGATGCACCGCGTCTGCGCCTTCGACCGCTTCCAGCGCCCCTGGGAGGACACCGTCACGGCCGTGGCGGCGCGCACCACCGGCGTCCCCACGCTGGTCGACTCGACCGGCGTCGGGGATCCGATCCTCGAGGCGCTCCAGAAGCGCGCCGGGTCCAAGGCCGAGGGGTTCAAGTTCACGGGACCGAGTAAGCAGCAGTTGATGGAGGGTCTCGCCCTGGCGATCCAGCAGGGGCATGTTGTCTTCCCGGACGGTGTGATCCGGCACGAGCTCGAGGCGTTCGAGTACCAGTACACCCGAACCGGCGTGCGCTACTCGGCCCCGGAGGGGATGCACGACGACTGCGTCTGCGCGCTCGCCCTGGTCGTCCAGCAGGCCGGCCACCGCGCCTCGGTCTGGGCGATGTAGATGGCTCGATCACGAGCGCCCCACGATTGGATGGTGACGATGGACCACGACGACCTGCGGATTGTCCTAGGCATGCTGGCCGTGAGCGTCGCCGTGCTCTGGGCAGCGGTCGTGCTCGGCGCGGCGGTGTGGCTATTCCGCCTGATCGGAGGGCTCTAGTGGGCATCCTGCGCGAGAGCATCAAGGCGCTTCGTCCCGGCCGGCAGCAGGCCGTCTCCGCGACGGTCCCGGTCGGCACCGAGGGCGTCGCTCAGATCCCGGCCTACTCGTACGAGCGCTTCGCCCGGGAGGGCTACGGCCAGAACGAGCTGGTCTACGCCGCCGTCGAGATGCTGGCGACCTCGGCCGCCGAGCCGCGCCTGTGCGCCTACCGCGGCGACGAGAAGATCGAGGGTCACCCGCTCATCGATCTCTGGAACGGGCCCAACCCCTACCTCGACAACTACTCGATGGTCGCCAGCATCGTGATGTACCGGTCGATCGCGGGCAACGCCTACATCGAGAAGGTCCGTTCGGCCGCCGGCAAGATCGTCGAGCTGTGGCTCCCCAGGCCCGATCGCGTGTTCGTGGTCCCGGACCGGCAGCGCTTCGTGCGCGGCTACGAGTACCGCGTCGGCGCCGAGACGTTCCACTGGCCGGCGGAGGACGTCGTCCACGTCAAGGCGCGCAACCCACTCGCCAATCAGTCGTCCGAGTTCTACGGCTTGCCACCGCTGGCCGTCCTGGCCGGTCGCGTCGACCTCGACAACTGGGCGCGCGCGTTCGTGACCGCGTTCTTCACCAACGCCGGTGTGCCGGCCGGGCTCCTGAACATCGTCAAGAGCGTCAACGAGCAGGAGCGCGAGATGATCCGCTCGCGCTACCGCCAGCAGTACGGCGGCAAGGACGGCTGGCACCGCCTGCTCGTGATCGACGGCGGCCAGGCCACGTACCAGCCGATGGCGCTGCCGCTCGGCGACTCCGGCGCCGGCCTCGGCGACCTCGACGAGATCAACGAGGCGCGCATCCTGATGCCGTTCGGCGTGCCGCCCAGCCTGGTCGGCACCCGCCTCGGCCAGCAGTCGAGTAGCTACGCCAACCGGGTATCGGACAAGGAGCTGTTCTGGGAGCTGACGCTCGCGCCGCTCTACAAGGAGATCGCCGCCCAGCTCACGCTCGGCTTCAAGGACGAGTACGGCGACTTCGACCGGCTCGCGTTCGACATGTCGGACGTCCGCGCCCTGTCGGAGGACGTCGACAAGCTCAGCGTCCGCGTGCTCGACCAGCTGAGCAGGGGCGCGATCACGCGGGAGGAGGCGCGCGTCAAGCTCGGCTACCCGGAGGAGCCGGACCAGGAAGGCACCTACTACGTCCCCTCGAGCCTGATCCCGACGCTCTCGAGCGAGGAGACGCCGCCCACGGCGCTCCCCGCGCCGACGCCGGTGGATCAGGCCGCGGCGGACCAGAGCGCGGTCTACCAGAGCAGCGGGAGCAGCAACGGCACGCCAGCGAACGGCCGTGCGCGCTGACCCGTTCGCCGCCGCCGTGCTGCGCGGTCGATTCGCGCAGGACCGCCTCGCCGCGCGTCTGGCCGGCGCGCTGGGCCGCTACTTCGACCACCAGGCCGCCCATGCGGTCGCCCTCTACCTCCTCGGCGCGGTGCCGATCCCGGACGAGTGGACGGTGCGCCTGATGCTGCTGTTCGATCCGCACGTGCGCGCGATCGTCGCGGCGGCCGACGCGGCGACGGCGGCGCTCCTGGGTGCTCACCCCGACCCCGGGGACGTGCACCGCCTGCGCGCGATCCTGGCCGATGTGGGCGCCCGGGCCCGGATGATGACCGAGGAGACCAGGAACGCGGTCCGGCGCGTCGTCGCCGAGGGGATCGCCCGAGGCTACCACCCGAGCGTGATCGCCCGGGGCGCGCCGGTCGACGGGTTCCGGGGCCTGCGAGCTGTCGTCGCTGAAACGTACCGAGGGCGTGCCTACACCATCGCGCGCACGGAGACGGCGCTCGTCTGGCAGGCGACCGCCCACGATCGCTACGGACGCGCCGGCGTCACGCGTGTTCGGATCCTCGACGGTGCCGGCTGCGGCTGGACGAGCCACGGCGACGCGGACAAGGCCAACGGCAGCGTCCGGACCCTCGCTGAGGCAGCGCGTTACCCGATCAGCCACCCGAACTGCGTGCGGGCCAGCGCGCCGATTGTGGAGCGGGGACTATGAGCGAACATCTCGTCGACCTCCCGGCGACGGCGCGGCCGCGCATCGCGGTGGCCACGGTGACGCCGGCCGCGGCGATTGTGGCGACGGTGACAGACGCCAACCCGACATGCTGGCGGTGTAAGCGCATCCTGGCCTGGCGGGCGACGCGGCCATGGGAGATCCGGTGCTCGAGGTGCAAGGCCGAGAACTGCAACCCGTTGAGCTAGCCGTGTTGACAGGGTGACGCCGACGCTCTAATCTCCCTGCGACCCCTTCACGGGTCGCGTGGCCCTCGCCGCATCGTGGCCCCCGGAACCGCGGTTCTCGGGGGCTTTTTCGTTGCCGACAGCCGCGAGCCAGCACCAGGTCAAGATCCTTGGCGCGACCAAGGACGGCTTCCGCGTCGGCGGTTACGGCGTGGTCTGGGACGGCCAGGATCTGTCTGGCGACTTCTTCACCGCCGAGACCGACTTCTGGTTCGACCGGCTGACCCAGAGCCCGATGGTGCTCTACCAGCACGGCCAGGAGGGCGCGCTCAAGTCCGTCGTCGTCGGTCGGGTCGACGCGAAGCGTGTCGACGAGGTCGGTCTCTGGATCGAGGCACAGATCACCGCCGCGAAGCGGTACGCCGACGCGATCCGCCACCTGGTGGATCAGGGCGTCCTCGGCTGGTCGAGCGGCGCGGTCAGCTACCTCGTCGGCCGGGTGAAAGCGGCCGGTGGCCGGAGCCGGATCACGTCCTGGCCGGTCGCCGAGTTCTCCTTGACGCCGACGCCGGCCGAGCCGCGCACCCTCGGCGTCCGCGCGATCAAGGCGCTCGCGACCGTCGATCCGGGACTCGCGGACGCGCTCGACGATCTCGACCTCGAGGACGGACGCGCGCCGCGCACGGCGAACGGAGGACCGATGGACATCGACGCGCTCCCCAACAGCGCCTTCGCCTTCGTCGAGCCGGGTGAACTCGACACCGAGCGCAAGACGATCCCGCGGGCGAAGCGCCATTTCCCGCATCACGGCCCCGACGGCGCCCTCGACCCGGACATGCTCCGCGTGGCCGTCGACGCGGCGGTGGAGGACCGGTCGGAGGTCGGGGTCAAGGCGCTGCCGCACCTACTGCGGCACGCCGCCGGCCACGACGACGCCGACCATCCGATCTGGGCCGCCGGCGCCGCGCCGGGGCTCCTGATCCAGGCGCACCGGCTCGCGGCCCTGGCCGAGGAGGTCGCCGACGAGCAGAAGGCGATGCTGCAGCTGCGCATCGACACGAAGACGGGCGCGCGGATGCAGGCCCAGATGCGCCAGCAGCTCCGCACGGTCATCGACTCCCTGGCGGCGCTGGAGAAGTGGGGCGAGTACGCCGATCGGGACGAGGAAGGCAAGGCCGCCGCGGAGTACGCGCGGCGCCAGGTCAAGTTGATGGAGGTGAGTTTGTGGCCGACCTGAAGGCGCTCCGCGACGAATACGAGGAGACGCTGACCAAGGCGAGGACGATCTCGGAGCAGCACAAGGCCGGCATCACCGCCGAGAAGGCCGTCGAGGTCGACGCGCTCCTCGCCCGCTGCGCCGAGCTGAAGGGCCAGATCGACGACGAGCGCAAGGCGGTCGACCGCAAGACCGCGCTGGACCGGGCGCACGATTACCTCGAGCGGCCCGACTACAAGGGCATCCCGCGCTCGGGCGGCGTCGGCGACGACGAGCCGGAGGACAAGAAGGCGCTCGCCCGGCAGGGCTGGGAGTTCAAGGGCGGCATCGTCTACGCCCCGCATTCGCGCCTCGGTGAAACGTACGTCTTCGCCGACGGCACGACCAAGCAACTCGGCCCAGTTCCGATGTTCGGTGAGGACGTGCTCTGGGGGCCGCTCCCGGACGACAACCCGGAGCTCCGTCGCTTCTACGAGACGACGCGGCACAGCTTCAAGCCCGAGTACCGCAAGTCCTACGAGCGAATGATCCTCATGAGCGCCCGCGTCCCGGTCGGGATGGGCGTCCTCTCGTTCATGACCGCCAGCGAACAGAAGGCCTTGAGCGAGGGGCTCGATCAGGCCGGTGGCTTCCTGGTCCCGCCCGACGTGCAGGCCGAGGTGCTCGCCCGCACGGCGCAGGTCGCCGTCTTCCGGCGGAACGCCCGCATCCAGGCCACCAGCCGCGACGTGCTCAAGTGGCCGACCGTGTCGGCGGCGGCCGCGACGGAGGGTGGCCTCGCGGCCGGCGGTGGCTCGGTCTTCTCGTCCGGCTTCGTGGGCTCCTGGGTCGGCGAGGTCCCGAGCCAGGCCGACAAGGACCCGGTCTTCAGCGAGTTCGACGTGCCGATCCGTAAGCTCCGCGTCCAGACCCGGCTCTCGAACGACTTCATCGCCGACTCGGCGGCCAACGTGCTCGCCTTCCTGGCGACCAACGGCGGCGAGAACATGGGGCTGGTCGAGGACATGGCGTTCTTCGTCGGCAGCGGCAACCTCCAGCCGACCGGCGCGCTGATCTCCGGTGCCGTCCCGACCGCCATCGACGTCGAGGGCTCGACCGCGAACACGATCTCGAACACGACCTCGGCCGCGGGATCGGCCCCCAAGCTGATCGACCTGATCTACGCGCTGCCGGCGCAGTACCTCTCCGGAGCGAAGGTCTACTCCAGACGCGCGATCGAGGGCAAGATCCGCAAGCTGGTGGACTTCCAGGGCCGGTTCCTGTGGCCGGCGGGCTCGGGCAGCCAGTTCGCCGCCGCGCCGCGGTCGCTGCTCGACTACCCGATCGAGAACAGTGACTTCATCCCCAACGACGGCACCGACACCAACCGGGTGCTGCTCTTCGGCAACCTGGCCTCGGGCTACATCATTGGCCAGCGCGCCCAGATCACCTCGACCGTGCTCCGCGAGCGCTACGCCGACACCGACCAGACCGGGATCATCCTCTGGGAGCGCGTCGGCGGTGACGTCTGGAACGGCGACGCGCTGCGCGTCGGCGCGGTCTGAGTCCGGGGCCACTAAGGAGGAACTGCGATGCAGCACGACAGCCTGAGCGACCGAACCCTACTGGTCCCGGCCTTCCCGGTCGGGGCGCTCCCCGCGGCGGCGACGGCCGGGACCCTCGTCGACACGCTCGGCTACGATGGGGTCCGGTTCGAGATCTCGATCGGGGCGCTGCTCTCGGCCGCGACGCTCGACGCCTACGTCAAGCGGGACAGCGCGTCGGCGTTCACCACGAGCACGAACATCACGGGCGCCGCCCTGGTGCAGGTCACGTCGAGCGCCGCGAACTCGAACAGCGTGGCGGTCATCGACGTCTACCGACCCGCGCAGCGCTACCTCAAGCTCGTGCTCACGTCCGCCGCCGCGTCGGTCGCGGTCGCCGCGACCGCGAGCCTCTACCGCCGCTCGGGTCTGCTTCCGCCGACTCAGACGGCGCTCCAGGTCGTCAAGATCGCGGAGGGGTAAGCCGCTCCGATGCCCACGGCGATGATTGGCCTCGATCAGCTCGTCCCGACGCTCGAGCAAGCGCGCGAGGCGCTCGCGGCCGAGTGGGACGCCCGCGCGCCCACGACACCCGAGGACATCGCCGCCTTCTACCGGGATAGCCATGAGCTCGGCGTCGAGATCGAGGCCCGGCACCGCACCGATGAGCGCCGCGCCCTGACCGACCTCCTGGTCGGAGTCGCGCGGAACATCGACGCCAAGCGGGTGCTCGATGTTGGGTGCGGGATGGGGCATGACCTGCGCGCCCTCCGGGCTGCGGGCATCGAGCAGACCGATGGCGTCGATGTTCACGTGCATGCGCTGCCCGGGTCGACGTATTGGACAGGCATCGCCCCGGCACCGGTTGAAGCGGCCGATCTGGTCCTCTGCATCGACGTGCTGCCGCTCGTGCCGGATGCTCGCGCGTGGCTGACCTCCTGGGCGAGCAGGATGCGCCTCGGCGTCGTGCTCATCGAGACGTGCCCGAGTCACGACGTCTGGACGCCGCTCATCCTGAAAGAAAACCACGGCTGGCTCCCGGGGCCGACGCTGGAGGGGCTGGGTTTCGAGCTGCTCGACAGCCGCGACGGCGTGCGGGTCTGGCAGCGGCTCGCGCTGGTCGGGGCGCAGCGGGCCAGCCTACTCCTCTGCGCCTACCGCGACTGCTCGCTCCCGACGATGTCGTCCCTGATGGCGCTCCAGACCCGTGGCTGGCGCATCACGACCAAGGCCGGTGACGCGCTCATCGACCGGAGCCGCGCCATCGCGGTCTCGACGTGGTACCGGACCACCAACGACGACGTTTTCCTGATGGTCGACGACGACATCGCGTTCGAGCCCGAGGCCGCCGAGCGCATCGTGGCGCGCTGCCGGGAGGGGTTCGACGTCGTGTCGGCCGCCTACCCGGTCCGCGACGGCGGGCACCTGGCCCTGCGCGGCCTGCACGGCGACATCACGTTCGGGCCCGACGTCCCGCCCGTCGAGGTGCGCCACGCCGCGACCGGCTTCCTGGCCGTGCATCGCCGGGTCGTCGCTGAGCTGGTGCAGACGCTTCCGCTGTGCCACGCAAACCAACCATGGGCGTTCTGGCCGATGTTCCAGCCGTACCCGATGGAGGACGTCTTCGCGGGCGGGTGGAACTACCTCAGCGAGGACTGGGCCTTCTGCGAGCGCGCCCGCGCCCTCGGCTTCACGGTGTGGCTTGATCCGAGTGTGCGGCTCGATCACCTCTCGCGGGTGGGAATCAACGTCCTGAACATGCACGCCGTCAACGCGGCGTTAGGGGGTCGGACCGATGCCTAGGGACTACAAGCCCACGTCGCGGTATCAGCCCTCGCTCGCGCCCGATCCCGAGCCCACGGCGCCCGCCGAGTCGACGCCCATCCTCGTGGGTGAGAGCGACGAGCCCGTGATCTTGTCGGCCACCGAGGCCGTGGTCATCGAGGTCTCCGCCGTGCCCGTCGAGGACGATGCGGTCGAGCACCCGTGCCCGCACTGCGGCGCCGAGATGGTCAAGCACCCCGACGGTGGTCTCAAGGATGGCGCCTGGCACTGCGACGCGTGCGGCGGCTGCTGGGTGCACCGCGGCAGCGCGTGGTTTTTGCGCGAGGGGCACCCGCCGCCCGACGGCTGGGAAGGCGGCTAGCCACGGCCGCCAAAGGCTACTGCCTGCGCTCCCACGTGGCCGACGAGCTGGGCATGGTGCTGACCGGCATGCAGGAGGTCCAGGTCGACGGCCTGATCGAGGAGGCCGAGGCCGCGATCGACCACCTCGCGGCCGACCGGTGGCTCGAGACCTCACCGGTCACGTTCGAGCCGCACACGCCGACCGGCCCCTACGTCGAGCTCCTGAACCGCCCCGTCACCGCGGTCACGGCGGTCCGGGCGCGGGCCCTGTCCGTGGGGGTGACGCCGGCGACGCTCGTCGCCGGCGACGACTACGAACTGATCGACGCCGCGCGCGGCACGCTGCTGATCCCCGGCCGCGTCGGGCAGTGGGTCGAGGTGTCCTACACCTTCGCGGCCCCCGTGCCGACGGACATTCGGCGCGCGACGACGCTGCTGGTCGCCGCCTGGATGCTGCCGCGCCTACTCCAGCTGGCGACCCCCACCGGGATCGACACCGTCACGGTCGCCGACGTGACGGTGAAGTACCAAGCCGGCAAAGGAGCCGACGCCGGCGGCATCCCCGATCGGGTGCGGGACCTGGTCATGCAGGCGCGGCGGCCGATCTTCGTATGACTCTCATCCCCGACGCGCTGCTGTCCGGCCTCCGAACGGTCGCCGACTCGGTCCGCTCCGAGACCGCGCGCATCAGCCGCGCGACGCCGACCGCGGATGGGCAGGGTGGGGTCACCGACGCCTGGGCAACGGTCGCGGCGGTGTCGTGCTACGTCACCGCGATGCGGACGCAAGCGGCCGAGGGCGTCGTCGCCGACCAGCTGCAGGGGCGGGTCGGCTTCTACGTCTACCTCCCCCACGACGCGGACGTGCGCGCGCAGGACCGCCTCGTCGTCGGCACCCGGACGTACGAGGTGCTCGGGGTGCAGGCGCCGACGAGCCTGCTGGTCCACGTCCGCGCCGACTGCGTGCGCCAGGACTGAGGCGATCGTGAAGATTCTTTGGTTCAGTGACTCGCCGTGGACCGCGACCGGCTACGGCGTGCAGACGCGCCTGTTCGTGCCGCGCATGGGGGTGCACGGGCATGAGCTCGCGGTCGCCACCAAGTTCGGCCTCGAGGGCGCGCTCCTGCGCTGGTGCGGCTGCCAGCTTTACCCGCGCGGCCACCACCCCTACAGCCAGGACGTCCTCGCCGCCCACGCGCGCCACTTCGGCGCCGACCTGGTCCTGACGCTCTGCGACGCGTGGATCTGCGAACCGGCGCTCCTGCGTGGCGTGCGGTGGGTGCCCTGGATCCCGGTCGACGCCGACCCCCTGCCCGAGCCGCTCCGCGAGCGGTTGGCGTGCGCCTACCAGCCGGTCGTCTTCTCCCGCTTCGGCCAGCGCGTGGCCGCCGACGCCGGGATCGAGGCCCGCTACATCCCGCTCGCCGTCGACGCCGAGATCTACCGCTGGCGCGACCGACCCGGCGCGCGCGAACGGACCGGCATCCCGGCGGATCGGTTCGTGGTCGGCATGGTCGCCGACAACAAGGACCCGCGGGACCGCAAGGCGTTCGGCCCGCAGCTGGCCGCCTTCGCCGCCTTCCGCGCCCGCCACCCCGACGCGCTCCTCTATCTGCACACCAACCTGGGACAGGACGGCCGCGGTCTGGACCTCGTGGCGCTCATGGACGCGCTCGGGCTCGAGATCGGTCGGGACGTGCTCGTCGCCGACCAGTACCTCAAGCTCGTCGGCTACCCGGACGAGCAGATGGCCGACCTGTACGCGAGCCTGAACGTGCTGCTCGGGGTCTCCTCATGGGAGGGCTTCGGGGTGCCGCTGATCGAGGCGCAGGCATGCGGGGTCCCCGTGATCGCCGGCGACTGGACCGCGATGGGGGAGCTGGTCGCGGCCGGCTGGAGGGTGCCGGCCAGCGAGACCGAGCCGCGGGCCGACGAGCTGCGCGGGATCGTCCGCGTGCCGCGGGTCGGCGCGATCGTCGAGGCGCTGGAGCACGCCTACGCTGGCCTGGGCGCCGCCGCCCTCGCCATGGGGACGGCGGCGATGATGGCCTACGGGGTCGATTGGGTCGCCCGCGAGCAGTGGGCACCGCTCCTGGCCCAGCTCGCCGACCGTGTCGCCGACGGGCCCCGGTCGGTCGCCGAGGCGGTGTCGGCGTGAGCACGGCCATCGCGCGCGCGGCGCTGGCGCAACTCACCGGGCCGCCGCGTTCGACGCTGCCGGCAACCCTGTGCCTCGGCTGCGGGTTCCGCCCCCTGGCCGGTGCGCTCAACCACGACCGAACCGCGCACGCCGCTCACGTCGATGTCGCCCACGACCTGGACGTGCTCCCCTGGCCATGGCCAGACGGCGCGTTCGCGAAGGTGGTCGCGCTGGACGTGGTCGAGCACCTGCGCCTCGACGTGGCGGACTGGCTCGGCGAGTGCTGGCGCCTGCTCGCGCCCGGCGGCCGACTGGTCCTGCGCGCGCCGGCCTGGAACGGCCCGAACCTCTGGCGCGACCCGACGCACCGGCGCGCCTTCCATGAGGAGACGTTCGACTTCTTCGACCCGGAGCGGCCCTTCTTCCGTCACGGGCGTCTCTACTTCGCCGACTACTACCCGGGCGGCTCGCGCTGGTGGGCGGTCGAGGTCGTCGAGCGAACCGGCCCCTGCGCCGATCTCGGGTTCGTGTTGCGCACGCGGGGGGGCGGCTAGATGGCCGGACAGACGATCGAGGTGCGCCTCGATACGCGCAAGCTCGACAGCCTCATCCTGGCGCTCGGGGGCCGGGCCCAGCGCGTCGTGCGCGCCCTCGCGCTGGACGTGGAGGCGCGCGCGAAGGCGAAGGCGCCCGTCGACACCGGCAACCTCCGCCGGAGCTACCACACCGAACCGGACCCGTCCGACCCGGCGGGACTGACGGTCCTGGTCGGCACGAACGTCGGCTACGCGGCGTTCGTCGAGTTCGGCACGAGCCGGATGGCGCCGCGGCCGCACCTGATCCCGGCCGTCGAGGAGGTCCGGGCCGACATGCACCGCCGGGCCGAGGAGCTCTTCCGGTGAACGCGTTCGAGGCCGCGCTCTACCAGAAGCTCACGACGACCGGGGCGCTCACGGCACTCCTGGCCACGAGCGCGAGCGTGTACGGCTACCTCGCTCCCCAGTCGGCCACCTACCCCATGGTCCTCTTCAGCAAGCAGGCCGGGACCGAGGACAACGAGACCCCGGTCCGCACGCGCCAGCTCGTCTACCAGGTCAAGGGCGTCGTGGCCGACCAGCCGACCGGGGGCGTGAGTCTGAAGTCGGCCGGCGCGATCGACGACCAGATCGACGCCGCGCTCAACGGGGTGCTCTTGACGGTCACCGGGTGGACGACCTTCCGCCTGCGACGCGAGAGCGACCTCGCGTACGTCGAGCCGGCCGCGGGCGGCACGCGCTACTACCACGCCGGCGGGCTCTACCGCGCGCGGCTTTCGGCCTAAGGAGGAGCATCAATGCCACGGTACGTCTTCGGCCAGACCGGCTACATCAAGTTCGGCTCGACGGTCCTGTCGACCGACATGCGCACCTTCGATCCCGAGGAGGAGGTCGGCCTGGCCGAGGCGTCGGCCGGCAACGACGCGGCGCGTACCTACCTGGCCACGCTCAAGGACGGCAAGGCGACGCTCGAGCTGCTCGCCCCCGGCGGGACCGCGATCTGGGCGGCGATCGCCCCGGCCACGTCGGGCACGCTCGAGTGGGGCGACGAGGGCACGGCGTCCGGCAAGCCCAAGCACACCGTCAACGCGCTCGTGCAGAAGCGCAAGCGCCAGACCCCCTACGACGACGTCGTCGTCTACACGGTTGATTTCCAGTTCTCGGGCGGGACCGTCGTCGATGGCACGTACTGATCGGGCAGGAGAGGCGGCCGCGATGGATCCGAGCGAGCAGAACACCTTCTACATCGAGGGCACGCGCGTCAAGCTGAAGGACCGGCTGCCGTTGAAGATCTCAGGGCACTTGCCGAAGCTGCTCAACGGGGTCGAGGACGATTACCACAACGTCGCGCGACTCGGGATGCTGCTCGTTGAGGAGTGGGACTTCGACGGGAATCCAGCGTTGATGAGCAGTTGGGAGTCCTTCGACTCGCTGAGCGAGATCCCGGCGTTCGCGCTGGAGATCGGCAAGAACCTGAACGCGCGGCAGGAGCGGGCTGGGGTCCCAAAAGGCTAGGGCGCGACATCTTCCTGGCCGTCGCCTTCGGGGGACGGCTGGCGGCGGAGGATCTGCTCACGGTGAACAAGGCGCTCCTGGTCCGGGAGACGGGGTGGACGCTCCACTACGTCGAGGAAGAGCTCGACGCGCGCGAGATCTACGAGCTGCTCGAGATCTACGACGCCGTCGATCGGGCCGTCGCGTTCAAGGCGCAGCGCCGCACCAACACCGCCGTCGGGTCGGCCGAGGACTAACGCGTGGCCGCCCAGCAGCAGCAGATCGCCGCTCTCTACGCGAAGGTCACCCTGCAGATGCGCGGCGCCCAGGATCAGCTGCGCGAGTTCCGCGGCCGGCTCAGCCAGGCGACGAACAACCTCAAGACGATGCGCGACCAGGCCAAGATCAGTGGTGTCGCGATCGGGGCCCTGCTGACGGCGCCCCTGGCGCTCTTCGGTAAGACGGCGATCGCGTCGGTCGCCGAGTACCAGAAGTCGATGGATGTCTTCAAGCTGGTGACCAAGGCGTCGGGCGAGCAGATGAGCCTCGCGGCGGCCGAAGTCGAGAAGCTCGCGCACGACCTGGAGCTTCCGCAGTTCACGAAGGCCGACGCGGCGGCAGCACTCCTCGAGCTAGGCAAGGCAGGCCTCGGCGCGCAGGGAGCGGTCGAGGCCCTCCGACCCGCGCTACTCCTCGCCGGGGCCGGCGAGGTGAAGGCGACCGAAGGAGCCGCGCTCCTGGCCGGGGCGCTCCAATCCTGGAAGCTTCCGGCGAGTCAGGCCGGCGCGGTGGCGGACATGCTCGCCGCCACGATGAAACACTCCGGGATCGAATTCGACCAGCTGCGCGACACGGTCAAGCAGGCCGGCCCGGCCTTCGCGACCGCGGGTGTGCCGATGGACACCTTCCTGACCCTGGTTGGTGAACTGGGCCGGCTCGGCATCAAGGGCGGCGAGGCCGGCACCGTGCTGCGCAACATGATGCTGGGCCTGCTCGCGCCGACCGATGAGGCGAACGCGCTGCTCAAGGGCATGGGCGTCCAGATCTACGACGCGAACAACAAGATGCGGCCCTTCCGCGACGTCATCGCGGACATGAAGCCGGCGCTCGACAAGATGAGCGAGGCGCACAAGAACGCGGCGCTGGCCACGATCTTCGGTAAGGACACGGTCGGCGCCGCGCGGTTGATCTTCGAGGGCGGGACGAAGGCGTACGACGAGATGCACGAGTCGGTCATCCAGGTTGGGGCGGCCCATGAGATCGCGGCCGCGAAGACCGCTGGCCTCTCGGGTGGGATCGCCGACGTGGGGCGGGAGGCGCAGAACGCCAGCACGTCGGCGTTCGCGCCGATGGCGGACAGCTTGAACGCTCTCGCCCATGGCCTCGCCGATGGCTTGCGCTGGTTCCAGAGCCTGCCCGAGCCGGTCAAAGAGATCGTGGGCGCGGTCGCGATCCTGCTGCCGATCATCGCCGCCCTGGAGCTCGCTTGGCTCGCGCTCGGACCCGCGATCGGGCTGGTGCTCGGCGTGGGCGCGCTCATCCTGCCGATCCTCGAGGCCGTCGGGGCGCTACTAGCGATCACGGTTGCGGGCGGCATCGGGGCGGTCCTTTTGCCCCTCGCATTCCTGGCCGCCGCGTTCTACCTCGCCTACACGCACTCCGAGACGTTCCGCACCATCGTCGATGGCGCCTTCGCCGTGGTGAAAGATGCGGCGGTCTCGATGTGGAATCGGGTGCAGCCGATCTTCAGCGGCTTCATCGGCGCGATCCAAGGCGTCATCGACGCGATCGGTCGGCTGACCGGTATCCACATCACGCTCCCGAGCCTGCCCTCGCTGCCGAACCTGATCCCGACGCTGCCGCGGGTCGTCAACGTCGGCGGTGGCGTCGGCTCGGACCGGAACCAGGGCATGGCCGGCGGGGGCCCCGTCTCGGCGGGGAACAGCTACCTGGTCGGCGAGCAGGGGCCGGAGATGTTCGTGCCGGGGCGCTCGGGGACGATCGTGCCCAACGGCGGCGACACGTACATGCTCAGTTTCGCCGGGGCGAACTTTTACGGCTCGAGCCCATCCGACTTCGAGGACATGGTCGTCCGTGCGCTCGACGTCGCGCGGCGGCGGGGGCGCTAGGTGCCGGCCGGCGGGAGCCCGACCCCGGGGGCGGCGAGTTATCCGGAGCGGCTCACGCGCCGCCGCGTCCCGTCGACCGACCCGCAGCCGTCCAGCCTGGCAACGCTCCTCGCCGCCCCACTCGCGCCCGGCCCGGTGCGGGGCGCCTATCGATACCTGATCGACTGGTCGAACAACGGCCTTTTCGCCGAGGCGGACGAGGACGTGAGCGCCGACGTGCGCAACCAGCCGTGGACCAAGATCACGCTCGGGCGTGATCAGGCGCGCGAGTACGGCCCGCCCGCGGCCGGCCGCGGCGAGTACAGCCTCGACAACACCGACGGCCGCTACTCCTCGGCCAACCCGGCCAGCCCCCTCTACGGCAAGCTCAACCCCGGTCTGCTCGATCAGATCTGGGTCATCCTCGGCGGGAGCGCCTATCAATTGCACGAAGGGTACGTGGACGCGCCGGCCGAGCGCCCCGGCATCCTCCAGCAACTGGTCGCGATGACCTCGCTCGACGGCCTCGCCAAGCTCAAGGCGGCCCGCATCTCGACCGCCGAGTACATCAACATCCCGATCAACCAGGCGATCGGCGTCTGCCTGGACGAAGCTGGCTGGCCGGCCACCAAGCGCGACCTGGCCGCCGCCGACACGATCCTCGCGCGCTGGTGCGTCGACGGCGTCGACGCGTTCACCGCCATTCGCGACCTGGTGCTGACCGAGGGACCAGGCGCGCTCTTCCACGTCGATCGAGGCCGCGTCGTCTTCGAGAACCGGCATTACCGCCTCCTCACGCCGCGCTGCACGTCGAGCCAGGCCACGTTCCGCGGCGACACGACCGAGCCGAGATACGGCCTGGACTTCGCCTACGACCCGGGGATCCGCGGCGTCGTCAACAGCTGCACCGTGCCCGTCAATAGCTACGTCGTCGGGAGTCTGGGCGTGATCTGGACGGGGCCGACGCCCGTCACGCTGGGACCCAACCAGGCGACGTCGTACACCGTCACGACGAGTGCCGCATGGTTCACCAGCGGCCTGGTGCCGGTCGCCGCCACGGACTACACCGTCACGGCCGGCGCGGTCACGCCGAGCCTGAGCCGCCTGAGTGGCAAGACGGCGATCCTGACGATGACGGCCGGTGCAGCCGGGGCGACGTTCACGGGGCTGCAGGTTCGTGCCCAGATCGTGACGGTCAGTCAGCAGTTCGTGACCAACCAGATCAGCGGGGCCTCGACGAGCGGCGTCGATTACGGGGTTCGCGCGTTCCCCTCCGATTTCATCCCATCATGGGTGCCGGACACGCAGACCGCGCAGGCGTACGCGGACTACGTCGTCAGCCGCTACAAGGACCCCGTTCCCCAGCTCACCTTCTCGCTCGATAACGGGGACTCGGCCAGGCTTCTGCAGGCCATCACGCGCCGGATCAGCGACCGCGTGAGCCTCATCGAGAACGTGCGCGCGTTCGTCAACGCCGACTTCACGATCGAGCAGATCGCGCACGCGCTGACCGAGGGCGGCAACCAGCAGACCAGCTTCGGCTGCGAGCAGGCGTCGAGCCAGGCGTATTGGGTCCTCGGACAACCCGGCTTCTCCGAGCTGGGCCAGACGACGAAGGTGGGCTTCTAATGACCACCCACCGGATCAGGAACAAAATCGGTGGACCGGCCGAGGCGCACAACGTCAACAGCCCCGAGGAGTACCGGGCGCACGCGCGGATCTTCCTCAAGGGACTCGGGGTGCCGCCGGCCGAGTGGCTGCGGCCGGGCGGGGAGCGGCCTGCCTACGTCTCGGGCGGCTGGTGGGTCGTTCGCTGCGATTGCGGCAACGCGCCCTCGGCGTCACCGGAGTGGGGTCTCGCCATCTGCCTCGAGTGCGGGTACGAGTTCGCCCCCGTGTTCCCCAAGGACCGAGCCGAGGCCGAGGCCGCGCTGCTCGCCCGACCGATCGACCACCGACACTTCTTCCCGGCTAACGCGGCGAAACACCTCGGCCTCGCCCATGACGGCGAGACGGCCAGGGGCCTGCACCGCGAGAACAAGGCCCACGGAGCCACGCCATGACGTGGTACGCGGGGGTCGACAGGACAACCGGCGCCTTAATCTCGGCACCCGACTGGAATAAGTACTTGGGGGCGACCGGGTCGCTGATGGAGACGGCCCCCGCCAAGGCCACCGCCGCCGGCCAACTCTTCCGCGCGACCGGTGCCGGAGCCATTGAGGCGTTGACGCGCTACGCCTGCTCCCTGACCCACTCATCCGACCAGACGATCCTCGACAACACCCTGACCTACCTCGCCTGGAACACGGAGACGCAGGACGACGGTGCCACCCACGACACCGCGACCAACAACAGCCGCGTCACCAGTCCCGTCGCGGGCTGGTGGGCGTTCACGCTGACGGTGGCATGGCAGGGGGTCGGCAACTCGGCGACGCTGCGGATCGGATTGGTCGTCAACCGCACGACCACGCACTTCTACGCCGAGCGTGGCGCCGTCGGTGCCGGGGCCTACGTGATTCAGTCCCTCTCGGGGCTCATCAAGGTGGCTGCCAGTGATTACGTCGAGGCGTCCGTCTTCCACGTCAACAACGGGGGCAGCTTGACGACGAACCGCCTCGAGATGCGGCTGGCCGCCGTGTTCATTGGGTAGGTCGATGCTGTCACGCCGGGTCGCGCCGGTCGAGCGAGAGGAGTAGCCAGTGGCGACACCCGGGACCACCCGCGCCCCACCTATCCGCCCGCCCGCCGTCGTCCCCGACGCGCCGGCGTCCAGATCATCCCGGAGGGAGGCCCCATCGTGATCGTGTTCGTCCTCATGCTCTTGCTCGATGCTGATCCGGTCTACTCGAGCGACCAGGCTTTTTGGCTGGCGCTCGCGGACAAGACCTACCCGCTGGTGTTCGCCCTGATCGGTCTGATCGGGACGCTGGCGGGGATCTACCTCAAGGTCCGCGAGATGGGTCTAAAGGTCGATGCAGTCAATGTGAAGACCAACGCGCTAACCGCTGGGGTCGCCGCCAACACCGCCGAGACGGTCAAGCTCACCGAGAAGCACGAGATCCTGGCGGGCGAGATCAACGGCCGGATGGGTGACCTCACGAACGCTCTTGAGCGCGCGGGCCACGCCGAGGGGCAGGTCGAGATCCTCAAAGAGACTGCCGCCGCCGCGTCCACGGTCCCGGCCGTCGTCGTCGTCCCGACCCCGGTGGTGACCATTCCGCCCGTCAAGTCGTCGGGGGGTCGCCGGGCCGACGACAAGCCGAATGGTCTACCGACCACGCCACCGCCGAGCACGACGGATCCCCCGAGGTCGCCGTGATGACCGAGCGGCACGAGCAAAGCACCGACAGCCTCTCGCGCGTCCAGATCTACTTGCTCGCGCGCGGGGCGAACCGGGCCTATCCGAGCGTGCTGCGTCCTCCCAGCGAGGACATCGTCAGGCTGCGCCAGTCGAGGCTGCGGCAGCGGCTGCTGGCGTCAGCGGACGGGTTGACCGAGGGAGCGCCTCGGTGACGCTCTTGACGGGCTACTTCGACGTGTCGGTCGTCGAGAACGGCCGCAAGGTCGCCGTCCCGCGCGACAAGACCGCCGCCGCCGGCTCACTCGACGAGCCGTCCGCCGAGGTCGCCTTCGGTGCCGACGCTGTCTGGCTGCGCGTCTACGAGAACAAGGGTCGGCCCGACCCGGAGCGGTACGCCGAGGCGGGGGTTGTGTTCGCGACCGCTCATCGTCGGCCGGGTCAGCGGGTCGCGCTGATTGGCGGGAACGAACCGAACAACGCATTCGAGGGCTGGGGCGGGACCGCGGCCGACTACCGCGCGTGGTTCCGGCGCTGGTCGGCCAAGGTCACGAGTCTGGATGACTCGATTGAGTGCTGGTGGGCCGGGATGAGTCCGTCCTTCCCCGGCTGGCTCGACTGGTACGCGGGCGTCGAGGACGCCGACGGCGCGGTCCTGCACGCCTACGGTCTGACAGTCGACGAACTGATGGCGGTTCCGCGCGCCTTCGTCGAGGCCGCCGGCGACGCGGTCGCCTGGATCATCGGCGAGGTCAACCACGGCGTCGGGACAGGCCGCGTCTGCGACCGGGACATTTGGGCGGCCAGCGTGCTGATGCCCGTCCTGACCGAGTGCCAGCGCCTCGGCGCCGAGGCGTTCCTCTACTTCGTCTACGACGGCTGGACGCAAGACGACGGATCCGTGGGGCAGGCCACGCCCCCGATCGCGCGCGGGACCCGGATCGACGCGGCCCTGCGCGCCTGGCGCGACCCCACTCCGGAGGTGAGACCCGTGCTGCGGCTCGTCGACGTCAGCAACAACCAGGGCTACATCGACTTCGATCAGCTCGCCGCTGGTGTGCTCGAGGACGACCAGGAGGCCGGCCCGATCGCGGCGGTGATCAGCAAGGCGAGCGGGGACGAGACGTCGCGCCACCGCTACATCGACGAGGACTTCCCGTTCAACTGGCGGGAGACCCGGCGGATCGGCCGCGCGCGCGGCGGCTACCACTACGCCAAGCCGAGCCTGGTCGCGCCCGGCGCGTCGATCGAGACCTTCGGGCTGGCGCTCGAGGCGGCCGGCGGATTCCTGCCGTACGACCTGGCGGCGCTGGACATGGAGGACCCCGACGTGCCGGTCGGTGTCGACCTCTCCGTCTGGTGCGCCGAGTGGGGAGACCTGTTCGAGCGCATCTTCGGCTTCCAGGCCGGCCTCTACACCGGCGACTACTACATGGACGAGCACAACCTGCACGTCGAAGAGATGCGCCGGCGCTTCCGCTTCCTCTGGCTGGCCAGCTACCAGCCGCGCCGCCCGCCGACGCCGCCGGCCTGGCCGAGGATCGCGATCTGGCAGAACGGCGTGTGGCGCGGCGGCGTGCCCGGGATCGCGGGGCCCTGCGACACGAACGTGTTCGAAGGCACGCTCGACGAGCTGCGCGCGCTGGGTCGTCCGCCGCGCCCGGACGACCCGCCCGCGGCCGCGCCCGGGGCGCCCGTGGATCCGAGGGTCGACGCACTCAACAACTTGTGGAACCTGACCTTACAGACGACGCCGCAGAGCGAGGAGCGCCGGCGGTCGGCGCAGGAGGCCATCAACGTGGTCAAGAAAGCTTTGGAGGTCGCGTAATGGGCGATTGGGCGATCACGATCCGGGGCACCGGCCCCCACCATAACGGCAAGCCCACCGACGCCGAGGTCGTCGCCGGCGAGGCGGTCGACCGCCTGCTCGACGCGGGCCATACCCTGCACGAGGCGGCCTTCACCAGTGGGAGCAAGCTCGAGTTCGCGACTCGGAAGCTACCCCCGAAGCAGACGAGCTAGAAGGCCGAGAAGTGATCGAATCGACCACCCCGCCGCGCGTGCTGCGCTGGGTCGCCTGCCGCGTCTGGAACGGCGTCGGCTACTCGGTTGTTTGGAGGTTGATGTGACGATTGCCTTGCTGTTCTGGATCCTGATGCTGCTGTGGGTGGTCGGCTGGACCTGGATCGGGTGGCCCCGCGACCCGGCCTACCGCGCCAGCTTCGGCGGCGGGGTGGGCATGTGGGTGCTGCTCTTCGTGCTGGGCTGGGCGGTGTTCGGCAGCCCGATCAAGGGGTGAGCGACCAGACTGGAATAATCCAGGCATTTATTGCGCTGGGATTCCCAGCGCAATGACCGACGGGCTTCTGCAGGACTTGCCGTCGCGGGTCTCGTCGGCAGGCTGCGACCGGACGCCGGCGACCGCTCCGTCCGAACTAAGGGAGCCGTCCGCCGCGCCCTGCTGACGGCCAGCCGCGCCCGAAATCCGGTCTTCAAAACCGTTGCGCCGGCGTGATCCGTCGGTGGGTGGGTTCGACTCCCATACGCTCCCGCCACAGTTTGAACGGACGCTATCTGATAGGTAGTGGGTCCGGAGCCCCGCCGTCGATCGCCGTCTCGACCGGTGTGTGTGCTTCTGCAGGAGATCGCTCGGAAACGTCTCCTGCAGGAGTCGGGAACAGCTCGTCCATATGATCCGCCACGACGCCCGACAGAGCGGGCATTACATGCGAATACAGGTCGAGTGTGATCGCGATCGTGGCGTGGCCGAGCAGCTCTTGGACGATCTTCGGATGGACGTTGCGCTTCAGGAGGAGCGTCGCGCAGGTATGGCGGAGGTCGTGCACGCGGACGTCGGGGCAACGCGCCGCCGTCAGGTCGCGCGCGAGCTGCTCGCGGACCCGGGCCGGATCGATCTTCGTGCCGCGGGCGCTGGGGAAGATCAGCCCTTCGTCCGCCCAGTCGGTCGTCGCCGCGCGCTCGGCGTCCTGGACCCGGCGGTGCGCCTCGAGGGCCGCGACGCAGCGGTGCGACAGCGGCACGGAGCGGCGCGAGCGGGTCCGCTTGGTCTCGTCGAGGACCATGCCCTTGCCCGCCTGGCGCTGCAGGCCGCGGTTGATGACGGCGCGGCGGCGCACCAGGTCGACGTCGCGCCAGTGCAGCCCGGTCGCCTCGCTGACGCGCATGCCGGTCGTCACGAACAGGATCCAGAGCGCGTGCCAGCGGGTGCCGGCGGTCGCGCCGAACAGGCGCTCGGCCTCGGCTTCCTCGAGCGTCGTCATCTCGCCGGCCGCCGGGCGCGGCACGGTCACGAAGTCGCACGGGTTGCGCGGGATCTTCAGCCGGCCGACCGCGTCCTTCAGCGCGTTGGTCAAGACGGTGTGCGCCTGCTCGACCGAGCGCCGCGACAGTGCCTTGCCCTTCAAGCCGCGCGCGAGGAGCCGCGCGTAGGCGGCCTCGATCGCGGCCTCGTCGAGCGCGCTGAGGCGAGCCTGGCCGATCAGCGGGACCAGGCGCTTGCCGTTGAGGACGTAGTTCGCGTAGGTCGCGGGGCGGACGCCGAGCTCCTTCGTGGCGATCCAGGCCTCCCAGTACTCCTTGAACGTCTCGGTCGAGGTCGGGCGCAGGGCACCGCGGCCGTTCTCCTGGCGGGCCTTGGCCAGCGCGTCGGCGACCTCGCGCCGGAGCGCGCCCGTCGCGCGCCAGACGCGGCGCTTGCCGGTCGCCGGGTCGACGCCGAGCCCCAGCTCGGCGTACCAGCGGGTGCCGCGCCGAAAGATGGACCCTTCTCCCCGGCCGGCGCTCTGAGGCTTACGTGGCATGCGCCGGCTCCCGCGCTGCGTCTAGCCGTGCAGTTGTACGGTTGTCAGGCGCGGAACGGTGAAACTCGCGCCGCAGCTCGAGCATGTCGAAGACGAGGTCGGCTGCGAGCTGCTCGAGCCCCAGGGCGTCGGGTGCGCTCATGGCTTCGCGGTGCGGATCTGGCCGTAGAGAGTGAAGATCTCGGCGCACGGCCGTGGTGACACCGATCCCGGGATCGCGTCAGTGACGTTCTGCAGGATCGAGGGGAGCCCCTCGGCGACGCCCTTGTCGGCCATCGCCTTCTGCAGCCCAGCCGCGAAGTCGGCCAGCCGCGGTCGCGGATCGTTCGGGCACTTGGCCGCGAGTCGGTCAAGTGCGCGGCCGAAGTCGGCGACAACGGGATCATTGGGCCGGACGCCGGCGCCCCGGTCGATGATCGCCAGCAGGTACTCAGGGCTCGACGCCGGCGTCGCGCTCGCTGGCACTGCGGTCGACGCAGCGGCCGCCGGCGTCGGCTGACCGAGCAGGACCCCGGCCGGCGTGGGCGGCGACGCCGAGCAGCCGATGAGCATGAGCGCGGCCAGCAGCATCGCGACGGGCTGGCTTATCCGGCGTCGCTCTCCTGCTGCTCGCCGGTTCGCGACCGTCGCCGCTTGAAGCGCGCCATCCGGTCGATCGTCGATCGGCGGACTTGCTGGAGACCGTCCCACTCTCGCTCGTAGGCCGTCAGCCGACCGGCGCGTATCGCCGCGTACACGCTCGACTTGGAGACGCGGAGGATCTTCGCCGCCTCGGCGATCGGGATCAGGTCCCCCGGGTCGTCGTCCACCGGCAGGATGATTACCCGACCCACGGCGCCAGTCTACACGCGGTGCGCCAGGTCGCACGATCTGCACGACTTGCACGACTTGGAAACGGTTAGGAGCGGTCGACCGCCATGCGAACCACGCCGATGATCCAGACGGGCTGCATCGGTCGGCTGACCTCGTCGAAAACGAGCGCCCGCACGCGCGCGCCGTCGTACACGAGCACGACATCGCCGGGCGCGGGCAGTGCTTCATAATCGACCCGTACTGCCGCGCCGGGCCGGGCGAGCCGCGCGTCGTAGCGGGCGACCACGGCCCAGAACCGCTCCACCGCCACCGCCACACGCCTCATCATCGAATGGCGAAGGATACTGCAGCGGTCGTACAGCCGGCGACGACCGCGCGTAGTCCATCCGGCCCACTCCCTAGGAGTTTCGGGGCGGCGCGTCGCGCTCCCCGGCCAGGATGCGGCGCCGGATCTGCTGCAGGCCGTCGCGGAAGTTCGGCGGCAGGAGCGCCTCGCGCTCGGCCGGCGGGAGCGCCTCGATCGCGTCGCCGAAGGCGACCACGACCTCGGTCAGCGCGGAGGCCATGCGCGGGTGGCCCATCTGCGCGAGCGTCTCGTGGACGACTTCACGGATCAGTTCGCGGGCGGAGGCATCGGCCGGTGCCGGTGGCGTGGGTTCCTCGCGCAGCACGCGCGCGGCCCGCACGTAGCCCCAGACGACCGAGCGGTCGTCGTCGAAGAAGTCGGCGAGCTTGTCGCTGGAGTCAGGGTCGGGCAGGGTCGCGCCGCTCCGGTAGCTCGACACCATCGACTTCGACATCTTAAGGCCCTTCGCGGTCATCGCCGACGCGAGGTGGTTGTTGCGGACGCCCCGCTCGGCCATCCGTCGAACCAGCCACTCAGCGAATGGGTTGGACGCGACCAGATGCAGGGCCGTTCGTTCGTTCGACATCGCACGAACGATCATACGGAAGCACTTGACACACGGCTAGGGCCTGCTGTATAAGTTCGTGCGTGAGGACGAACAGAACGAACAGACGCCCGCATCCGATCCAGGGGGTCCTGCGTGCTCAGGGGCGCAGCGCCGCTTGGCTCGCACGGCAGATCGACCGACGGGACAGCTACGTCCGCGGCGTGCTCGGCGATCACTGGCCGGCCACGGCCGACTTCCGCGCGCGGTGCGCACGCGTCCTCCAGCTCCCGCCCGATGTGCTCTTCCACGATGCCTCCAGCGCGAGCCAGCCGGACGGGGACCCCGACGTTGGCTCTGACGGCCGCGCTGGAATCGCGGTCCCGCGAGCGTACTCCGCCCGGGAGGTGCTCGCCATAAGCGAAAGCGCGTAGCTCACGCGATCACATCAGCCCCGACTGGGGCGGAAGGGAGAACTCAATGCAGCACCAGGGACCCTGCGAGGTCTGCGGCGCCACCGACGGCGTCGTGTCCGTGATGGCCTACGTCGGCGGCCATGGCCACGAGCCGCGCCGGCGGTGTGCCGAGCTGATCGCCTGCTGGGCCCGCTGGGACCAACAGCACGAGGAAAAGGAAAGCCGCTCGACGGCTGGAACCCGTCGAGCGGCCTGACGCGCTGAGAGATGAGCTTGTCCCCCGAAGTCTAGCGGGGGACAAGCACCCAAGCAACCAGGAATTGAGAGATGAGCGACACACGAGTCAGCCCGACCCGCTTGACGGGCCGCGAGCCGGCCCGCCCCGCGACGCGTCTCCGGGGCTTGTCCGTCGATCCATGCACCAACCGGTCCTGTCGGGATCTCGGGTGGCGCGACGCGGGGGCTCCGCCGGCGCTGGTCTGCGCTCGCTGTGGCAGCCCAACCGTCCAGCCGGGGCTGCTGGCCTGATGGTCGCGCAGCCGAATTCACTGCGCGTCATCGAGACGACCGAGCCGCCTGTCGAGCCGCCGTACATCTCGGTGTCGGCGGCGGGCGCGATCCTCGGAGTGAGCGAAAGACGCATGTACGACCTCCTGAAGGTCCGCGTCGGTCCCGACCCCGAGGACCCGAAGCGCTCGCGTCCGCTGATCCCCCACGAGCGGTCGGGCGACAGCTACCTGATCCACAGGTCCGAGATCGTGCGCTACGCGCGCGAGGGGCGGCCCGACCCGTGGGGCGAGCCGACGCCGATTGGGGAGCGAGTGCTCCCGGAGGACCGGCTGGCCGAGCGCGTCATCGCGCGCCTCATCAAAGCGCTATCCGCCATCCAGCGCGACGGCGCCCTAGACGAGTGGCGCTGATGACGAGCCAGGAGCTGGCGCGCGCCTGCGCGGACGAGATCGTCATGCAGATCGGACGGTCGGACACCCGCGTTCCGGTGACCGAGCAGATTCGCGCCCTCATCGCCGGCGCGATCAACCGTGCCCTCGACGAGCAGGTCCGCTCAATCTCGGAGATCGTCCACGTCTATACGCCCGGCCTCGGCGCCGTCGACGTCAAGGTCACGAAGTCGACGCAGGGCGTCTCGCTCGAGGTCGACTGCACGAGGTCACGCGAGCCCGGGGAGTCCTGGCACGACGCAGCGGCCGCGTCGGCGCGCCTGGTGGCCGAGGCGTACTCAGCCGCGGTCGAGGAGATCGCGGCGATCGGCCTGGTGCCGGGCAAAGAGTCGCGGACGTGAGCGGGCAGCACACGCCGGGACCATGGCACGCCACCGACCAGATCGAGCGCACCTACGAGGGCAACATCGTCCGCGCCGGAGACCCCGAGCGCGGGACGATCGTCGCGATCGCGTGCGACTTCAACCGCTTCGATGGCGATGACGAGCGAGTCGCCAACGCCCGGCTCATCTCCGCCGCGCCCGACTTGCTGGACTCCTGCGAGGCGCTGCTGCGCTTCAACGAGGAGCTGTGCGAGGACGTGAGCGTCTCGACGCACTACCCCGGCGCCGAGCGCGCCCGCGCCGCCATCGCCAAGGCGACCGGCCGATGACAGCTACCCGCCTGAGCGGCGAGCCGACCCGCGCTGGCGCTTTCAGCGTGCCGTCGACGTCGATGCCGGGCGAGCACTGGTCGGTCGAGTGGATCACCGAGGGCACCTGCTGGTGCGGGTGCCCGGCCTTCGCGCGCAAGAACAGCTGTCGCCACGTCGAGGCGGTCGCGTGGGCGATCGAGGTCGAGGTGCGCGAGCTGATGGCGCAGTCAACCCCCGAGCAGCGCGCTCGAGCAGCAGCGCGCCTGGACGAGATCGCACAGGAGTTCGCGCTTTGACGACGTTCCCTTGCGGCTGGTGCGGGGCGGTGTACACGCCGATCCCCCAGCAGCGCTACCAGCTCGAGCGCGGGGTCATCAAGACCGGCTACTGCTCGATGGCGTGCTACCGCGCCCATCTAGGCGCGGGTAAGCACGCCGGCCAGCGGCCCGGCGTCCGTAAGGCGCGCGGCCTCACACCGGTCGTGCTCCAGCAGTTGCACGATCAGGGGCTAACCCAGAGCGAGATCGCCGAACGCTTCGGCGTGACGCAAGGCGCGATCTGGCACTGGATGCGCAAGTGGGGGATCGACGCGCGCTCGACGCGCGAGGCGGCCAACCTGCCCCACGTCGCGGAACGTCACCGCGGCCCGAACAACGCGCGCTGGAACCCGGAGCCGAGCGACGATCTCGGGCGCCAGCGGGCGCGAAAGCTCTTCGCCGGGCAGCCCTGCGAACAGTGCGGGGTCGCCCCGATTCCGGGCAAGGGCAACATCCACCGTCACCACCGCGACGAGAACCCGCTGAACAACGACCCGAGCAACATCGCCTTTCTGTGCGCCTCGCACCACATGGCGCTGCACCAGCGGCGACGGCGCGAGGCCGACCCGCGCAAGGAGATCGCATCGTGACGACCGACCTAGCCCGGATCGAGGTCAACGGTTCCGCTCTCGATCAGTGGTCCGACGAACGGATCGAGCTCATCAAGCGGACGATCGCGCGCGGAGCTACAACCGACGAGCTTTCTCTCTTCATCGCAGTCTGCAAGCGGACGGGCCTCGATCCAATAGCGCGCCAGATCTACTTCATCAAGTACCGCGATCAGGTCTCCCTGCAGATTTCCATCGATGGCCATCGCGTCATGGCCGAAAGGACCGGCAGGTACGGCGGCCAGCTAGGGCCTGAGTGGTGTGACTCGGCCGGTCAGTGGCGCGCCATCTGGCTCGAGGATGGGCCACCTGCCGCCGCGCGCGTCGGCGTGATCCGAACAGACTTCGCGCAGCCCGTCTGGGCCGTGGCCCGCTACAAGAGCTACGTTCAGGCCTCGCCCTTCTGGACCAAGATGCCTGACCTCATGCTGGCGAAAGCCGCTGAGGCTCTCGCCTTCCGGAAGGCCTTTCCGATGGAGTTGAGTGGCCTGCGCCCGCGGCCGCCCGAACTGGACGATGGCGATCGGATCATCGACCGCGAGACCGGCGAGATCCATGAGGAGGGCGACGACGCCTACGACCGCGCCGCGGCGGAGTACGAGGCGACGCACCAGCCAGCGCTCGCGCCCGGTGAACGCTCCCCGAAGGCTCAGGCGGTCATCGCGGAGATGGAGGCGGCCGTCGCCGAGAGCGACGCACCGATCGAGCCTGACGACATCCCGTTCCACGCGCCCGACCAGGCGGTCACCGAGGCGACCAAGCTGGCCTGCGCCGCGTTCGTCGACGAGGTCAAGGCGACGAACCCGAAGCTGCGGCTGACGCTGCCAGCGGAGGACGCCGGAGAGTCGGCCTGGACGATCTGGCTGACCGAGAAGCGGGCCATGTGGGCGAGCTCGCCGCACAACCCGGCCGCGGCCGTGGTCGCCCAGTGATCCGCGCGCTCGACCTCGACTCCCTCCACCTCGAGGAGGGAAGCCACGAGCCCGACGGGAAGATGTGCCTGCTCGAGGCGGTCGCGTTCGTCGCCGGCGAGGAGTGGACCGATCACCCGGTCTGCGTGTCGCCGGCGATCGCCGCCTTCGGCCGGGCCTGGAACGACGCACTCGACGACGCGACGCGCCAGCGGCTCAAGCCCTACGTGCCGCGGATGATCGGCACGGCGACCGGCGCCGACGACGAGGAGCGGCGCGCCTGGCTCGCGACCGACTGGCTGGCGCGCACCTTCGCGCCGGCCTGGCTCGACCTGGCCGGCCTGACCGAGGACGCGGCCAAGCTCCGCGCGCTGCCGGAGCTCGCCTCGACCGACCTCGCCAACGCCGCGATCGGCACGATCAACGAGGCGCGGGATCATGCGGCCGCCGCCTGGGCCGCCGCCAGGGCCGCCGCCTGGGCCGCCGCCTGGGACGCCGCCTGGGACGCCGCCAGGGCCGCCGCCAGGGCCGCCGCCTGGGCCGCCGCCTGGGCCGCCTGGGACGCCGCCTGGGCCGCCGCCTGGGCCGCCGCCTGGGCCGCCGCCTGGGCCGCCGCCAGGGCCGCCGCCAGGGCCGCCGCCAGGGCCGCCGCCGAAAAAGCGCTCGCGCCGACCGTGTCGGCGCTGCAGGAGTCGGCTTTCGACTTGCTGGACCGAATGATCGCGATCGGAGCGACGAAGGAGTAACGCGGATGCACATCCGGCAGAACGGCCAGCTCAAGAACGCCCGTCCCCGCGCCGCGACGACCAACGCGGTCGCGCTCACCATCATCGAGGTCGCGGTCCCGACGGCCCGGTTCGGCGACGTCGCACAGCTCGGCGAGCTGCACCGCTACGTCGGGCACGAGGTCGAGATCACGCTGCGCGCCAGCCCGCTCCCGCCCGACGCGCAGGAGCCCAAGCCGATGGACCTGGCGCTCGAGGACATCGAGCAGAATGGCCACCGCACGCGCGAGCACACGCGCCCGGGCCCGACCGAGCACTGCTCCGCGTGCGAGCGGGTGATCGGCGACGACCCGGCGGCTCGGTTCTACACGCCGCTGGCCGGCCAACCCCACCGGCCGCTCTGCGGCGACTGCGCGCTCAAGATCGACGACGCCGAGCTCGCGGCCGCGGCGGAGGCCGAGGACAGCGCGGCATCCGAGACGGCCTCATCCGTGGTCGCGGAATCGGAAGGTCCAATCGGCGACGGCCCGATGCCCGAGCGGCCCGTCGACCAGGAGCCCGTCCAGACTCCGATCCGTCGCGGGCGGGTGCGAGCAGAGCCGGTCGGCTGATGCGCTACGTCCTGCTGCTGGAGAGCGCGTACGACAACGGCAAGCTCTGCTCGTTCTCACACCGCGCGTTCCGGCTGTGGGCGAACTCGCTCAGCTACGCGCGGAAGCACCGAACGGACGGGCACCTGTCGACGGCCCAGGCCGCCGTCCTCCTGCGCCTCTACCAGCTGACCAGCCGCGACGCTGAGGAGCTGGTCACGAAGGGTGGCTGGGAGCTCGTCGACGACGGCTACCGCATCCACGACTTCCTCGACGTCAACCCCACCGAGGAGGAGCTGGACGCCGTCACCGAGGCCCGCGTCGAGGCGGGCCGGGTCGGCGGGCTGCGCTCTGGTGCCGCCCGCCGTCAGCGAGCACACGCTGAAGCAAGTGCTTCGCCAAAACAGCCTGATTCGCTGAAGCAAACGCGAAGCAAAACCGAAGCAAAACGAACCAACATAGACATAGAGAAAGAGAGAGACAGAGACCTAGAGAACCAGACCAGCCTGCCGGCTGTAGCGGCAGCCCCGGAGGCGGCCGCGGCGGGTGTGCACGCGCTGACCAAACCGTCGTCGACCTCTGACCAGGGGGCGGTCGGCGCCGACTTCGATGCGTGGTGGGTGACCTACCCCCGGCACGAGGTCAAGCTGGCGGCACGCAAATCCTACGAGGCACGGCGCGCCGCGGGGCGGTCGGCCGAGGCGCTCCTGGCGGCGGCGCGGCATCTCGCGGCCTACGTCGACGAGTACGCGACGCCGACAGACAAGATCCCGCACGCCACGACGTTCCTGAACCAGCACCGCGACGAGGAGTGGGAGCGCGGGGCGCCCGACGCCGGGCGCCGGATCCGGGCGAACGGCCGGCGCCCGATCCCTAACCCGATCGACGAAGCGCGGACCCGACTTCTCGCGCGCCAGGCCGAGCAGGTCACGGATCAGACCAGGAGGGCGCTGGCGTGACGAAGGAGGAGGCGATCGCGGTCGTCGCGGTCGTCCGAAGCGGCGGCGTCCCGCAGGAGTTCGCGCCGTCGACGATCGAGCAGTGGGAGGACTACCTGCTCCCGCTGCCCCACGACTACTGCATCCGGGCGGCTCGTCGCTGGGTGCTCAGCGTCCCTGTCGACGAGCACGGCCAGCCCGTCCCGAAGTTCGTCAGCGAGCCGAGCGCGGTCCTGACCGGCTGCGGCGTGCCGTTCGGGGCGCGGGACCTGGTCGACCGCGCGCTCCGGGACGGCGGCGAGGTCTACCCGTCGGTGCGGGGTCGGGTCAGCGACGGCGGCTGGGAGTACGTCGCGCCGGACGATCCGCTGCCCCGCGGCGTCGGCGAGTGGTACGCCAACGCTGGCCTGCCGCTGCCACCCGACCGGCACCTCGACCCGGCGCTCGAGGCCGCACCGACGCGGCCTGCGCTGGCCCCCGGCGAGCCGATCACCGAAGAACAACGAATGGCCAACCTACAGCGTCTCGGTAGCCTGGCCAGGGGGCTCGGCGCGTCGAAAGCGGTCGGCGCGGAGCCCCGCCCGGTGCGCGCCAGCCGCGTGCCTCGTGGGCCGGCGCCGACCGTCTCGCCGTCGGTGATCGAGGCGGAATTACGACGCTTTGATGAGCGCTGGCGCGAGGCAACGCTGTGATCGCCCGCCTGCCTACCTGGTATAATCTGGGCAGCAGTTGCCCCCGCGCTACTTGCGATAGCCGGGGGCGTGCCACTCCAACGGATGAGGTCGGAATGGACCCCGAGTCTAGCGCGAGCTATGCCCATGGCGCCGAAGAGTGGCGCCCAGTTCCCGGCCACGAGGGGCGCTACGAGGTCAGTGACTTCGGCCGCGTCCGCTCGCTGCGGCGTGTCGGAAGGCAACCGCACGGCTCGTACGACAAGCCGAGGCGCGAGCCGCTGGTCATGCGACTGAGCACCACGCCGGATGGATACCACGCGGTCGATCTCGCGTCGCGGTCGTGGACGGTGCACGTTCTCGTCCTCGAGGCGTTCGTCGGCCCTCGCCCACCCGAGCACGAGGGCGCCCACCTCAACGGAAACCCCGGCGACAACCGGCCCTCGAATCTGGCATGGGTCACGTCTGCGGAGAACAAGCGGCACAGCCTCCTGCACGGCACGTTCGCGGTCGGCGACCGAAACGGAGCGCGGCAGCACCCCGAGCGTCTGGCCCGTGGTGAGCGCCAGGGCGCGTACACGCACCCGGAGACCGTGCGGCGCGGCGAGCAGCACCATAGGGCGAAGCTGACCGCCGAGCAGGTGATCGCGATGCGCGAGGCGGCCGCGCGCGGCGTGCCTCAGCATCGCCTGGCCGAGCTGTACCAGCTCAACCGAAGAACGGTGCAGCGGATCGTCCATCGCCTTGCCTGGGCGCACGTCCCATGAGCCCGGTGCCCGACGACGTCCGAGCAAGGATTCTCTCGTTGTTCCCCAAGCCCGCCGCTGTGGAGCACCCGAGTCCGGCACAGCTGCGCGCCGCCTCGCTGGCCGCGCCACCGGATCGGCCAGCCCGGTCGCTCGCGCAGACCCTCGCGGGCATCGACGCCGCGAGCCTCGAGCTGGGCGACTACGCGCGATGGATCGTCCAGACGGGTGACCGCGAGCCGGTGCCGCTCGAACGGGGCGTGCTCGAGCGCGAGATCCGCGCGACGATGGCGGCGCTGCGGGTGCTCAGCTACCGGCGCGAAAGCGGTCTGCTCGAGGGCTACCTCGACGAGCACCCGACCGACGAGCGCGCCCGGCGGCGCGTGCTGGATCTGACGATCGCCGTGCGCGACATCGATCGGCGGTTCCCCGGCGCTGCGCAGCGGGCCGCGCTCGAGCTGGCGCGTGAGGCGACGGCGCCGGCCCGCCGCGCCCCGATCCCGCGACCCGACCTCGACGCACAAGGAGAGCGCTATGCCTGAACTGAAGCCTCCGGTCTGCGAAATCTGTCGAGACGCCGGCTTCCTGCGCGGCCCGGGCCCGATGGGAACCACGGTGCGCTGCGTCTGCAATCCAGCGCCCGCGCCGGAGGTCGACGACGCGCCGGTGCCGACGGTCCGCCAGCGCCGCGGCCGCACCTACGCCGATCGGCTGGACTCGTAGATGGCGGGCTGGGCGATCGTTCCGCGCGGCGAGTACCCACCGGACTGGCCGGCGATCGCGCTGGCCGTGAAGGACGCCGCTGCCTGGCGATGCGTGCGCTGCGAGGCGCCGCACTCGCGCGACGGCTGGCGGATCCTGACCATTCACCACCTCAACGGCGACAAGAGCGACTGCCGCTGGTGGAACTTGATGACCAAGCACACGCTCTGGTTCCGGCCCTACGTCGCGGCCTTCTACGCGCAGAAGTACCTCGGCGAGGACTTGACGCGCGCCGAGGTCGAGGCGCGCCTGGACGAGCTGCTCCGCGTCGAGTACCGAATGGTGCTCGGGCTCGGGGCGGCCTGATGGGCAGGATCATTTCCTTCGCCTGGACAACGCCGAGTTTGCTGGCCGGCCAGAAGACCTGCACGCGGCGCGACTGGGACCACGACTACGCGCGCCGATTCGCGGCCGGCGAGGACGTCCTCGCCTTCAACCGCTCGCCCCGCGCGCGCGGTGTCCAGCTCGCGACGATCCGCCTGACCGCGGCGCCCACCTTCGAGCCGCTCTCGGCGATGCCCGACGCGGACTACTTCGGCGAGGGCTTCGCGTGGATGGCGGAGTACCCGGGCTCGGTGCCCAAGACGATGGACGGTGCACCCTTCGACCACGAGAACCTCGGCTGGCCAGCCTTCCGCGCCTGGCAGCGGTCGGACCGAACGATGTGGGTGATCCGCTTCGAGCTGATCGCCTACCACGGGCCGAACATCCTCAAGCACGTCCCGGACGCGCAGCGCGCGCTGATCCTCGCCTCCTTGCCGGAGAAGCTGCGCCCGCTCGCGGGGGAGGCCTTCGGCGTCTCGGCGGTCGCGCTGTGAGCCACCCGACCAGCGCCCCGCGCGAGCTCAACCGCCCGCCTCGCTGCGGGGTCCGCGCCTTTCGACCACGCCGCCGCGCGCCAGCTCCGACCCGTCTGGGCTGGGCGCTGCTGTTCGTCCTGCTGCTGCTCCTGGGCGGGCTCACCGTCGCGATCGCGCGCGCCGACGACGAGGAGACGCCGCGCTTCTCGCCCACGAGCCGCGGCAGCCGAGTCGCCGCGACCGAGGCGGTGCAGCGGTGGCGCCCGCTGGTGAGCGAGTACCCGTGGGACGTGGAGCTCGCCCTGCGCGTGATCGCGTGTGAGAGCGAAGGGAACCCCGGCGTGTGGAACCGCGAGGGGAGCGGGGCGCATGGGCTCTTCCAGCTCCTGGGCTGGGAGTGGCTGGCGTACCGGATGTTCGGGGTGTGGAGCGTCGAGGATCCGGCGATCAACACCGCCGTCGCCTACGTCATCTGGCGCGAGTCGGGCGGGCGCTTCGGGACCGGCATGGGCTGGGCGGCGAGTGCGGGATGCTGGGGATGAGCGGCCCGCTCTTCGTCAGCTGCTGCGTGATCTGCCGCCGCGAGCTGCGCGGCTGGACGTGCTGGCCGTGTCGGCGCGTCGCCTGGCTCGCTGCTCAGCCGCGCCAGCTTGGGCTCGATCTGTGACCGCGCTGATCGACGTCGAACGCCTCGACGCGCCCAGCCTCGACTGGGCCCAGCGGCTCGTCACCCGTCACCACTACCGCCGCTCGCCGGTGCCGGGGCGCGCCTGCCCCGAGGGCTGGGCAGTGACCTCGGTCGACCTCGGTCGCGTCGGCTGCCTGATCGTCGGCCGGCCACAGGCGACGCTCTGCCGCCCCTGGTACGGCTCGCTCGATGACGCAGGCCGGATTGTCTCCGTCGGGGCAGTTGTGGCAGACGTACAGGCCCTCCGGGATCGGGCCGTGGTGCAGCTCCCACGAGACGCGGTGGGCCTCCAGGAGGCGTCCGCCGCGCCCACCTTCACCGATGCGGCCGTAACCCGGGGCGCCGGCGCCGGTCCACAACCAGCAGCCCTCGCTCTTCTCGACCCACTTCCAGAAGCGCTCGGCGAGCGGCACGCGCTCGTAGGTCCGGGGCGGGAGCGCGCGCAGGTGGTGGTGCTGCACGAAGCGGCGACCGCCGGCGACCGCCGCGCCGCATCCGCATTCGCAGGTGGTCGTCATGGTCACTGAGATTATAGAGACTGCAGTAGAGAACCTCCAGCCACATCCCTGGAATCCGCGCGGGCCGATCGAACCGACCGACCCGGCCGTGGTCGAGCTGGCCAACTCGATCCGCGCGCTGGGCATCCTCGAGCCCCTGGTCGCGACGCCGGCCGGCGTGATCGTCTGCGGCCACCGGCGTCATGCCGCCGCCAAGAGCATCGGGCTTCGGACCGTGCCGGTGGTCGTGCGTGACCTCACCGAGCGCGAGCAGATCGAGGCCGCTCTCGCGGAGAACATCCAGCGCGAGGCCTTGACGCCGCTGCAGGAGGCGCGGGCCTACAAGCGGATGATCGACGGCGGCTACACCCAGGCCGACGTCGCCCGCCGGCTCGGTCTGCAGCACGCCCGCGTCTTCCTACGCCTGGCCATCCTCAAGCTCGCGCCCGAGGTGCAGAACCTCTTCGACCGCGCCGAGCTCCCGATCACCGCGGCGGTGCCGCTCGGGAAGGTCGGCGACTGGGGCATGCAGCGGCGCCTCGCCATCATGTCGGCGCGCCGAAGCCTCAAGGTGCCGCAGCTCGAGGCGCTGGTCGCGCGCCACCTCGAGGAGTTCACCCAGGCCGCGCGCGCTCCGAAGCCCGATCCGGAGCCCGACCCCGCGCGGACGCTCCGCGATACCCGAGCCGACGTGATCGCGCGGCTCGAGAAGGACGCCGAGCGGGCCGTGAGCTTCGCCCAGATCGGCCGGCTGCTGGCCGACACCTGCTGCGCCTGCGGGATGGAGACCATGCCGGCGGTCTGCGACGCCTGTCCGCTGAGCCAGTTCGTCGGCAAGCTGCTCGGGAAGGCCCGCTGATGCCCGCCACCCGCGCCCGGCCACGCTTGGAAGTCCACGCCCACAGCTACATCCGCGGGCCGCTGGCGACCTGGCGGACGATGAACTTCGAGCACGCCCACGAGGCCGGCGACACCGGTCACCAGCACCCCGACACCGGGCCGGCCTCCTTCACGATCGACAGGGACGACTGGTACGCCGCGACCGGGCTGAGGGGCGGCGGGCGCAAGACGTTCGCGCGCACGCCGACCAGGCCCCAGCTGGAGCGGGTCGAGCTCGAAGACTGGCAGCGGAGCTTCAAGGTCGTCTTCTGCGATCGAGGACTGACGCCCGAGATCACTCGCTCGACCGGGATGACCGAGGAGTCGTACCAGGCGATGCGTGACGAGTTCGTGGCTGCGGCCGCGGGGCACGTGCCGACGCTGCCCGACGATGGGAGTCCCGGCACCGGCGGAGCGGCGGTCGCGCGGATGGCGCTGGGCTTCGACATGGAGGTGGTCTACGAGTACGAGGACCTGCGCGGCGAGGTTGTCGAGGAACCGCCACCGAAACCGGATCACCACAACGACTACGGCGCGTGGGGGCTCGTGTGAGCGCGACCAGCGGACGCCGCTACCAGCCGACAGACTACCCGGAGTACCACACCCACCCGCTGCCGATCGCGCTCGAGGCCGCGGTGCCGCTCTGGATCGCGGAGCTGCGCCTGGTCGACGACGAGGCGTTCGCGCGTCTGTTCGAACTCGCCCAGCTCGACGAGCTCGCCCACGTGATCGCGGGCGGTGGCGACGCCGTCCTGTTCCGGTCGCCGACCCGCGGCAAGAGCCGCGACGTCTTCAACGCGGTCGCCAAAGGCATCGCGCTGCTCTCCTTCTGCCCGGGCGGGATCACGATCTTCGGCCGCACGTGGGTGGCGTCGCGGTGCGCGGCGGCGGAGGCGGCCGGGTGAGCGGGCCGAAGACGACGGCCGTCAGCGCGACCCTGGCCGTGCGCGCCGACGAGGAGGCGTGGCGCCGGATCACCTACCACCCGGCCCCGTTCGTGACCCGCTACTACGGCGAGGAGTCCGAACGCTACTGGCGGGAGGTCCACCCGGGCTGCGCGATCGAAGTCGTCGAGGAGGACCGCGGCATCATCCCCCACTCCCACGCTCACGGCATCAAGGTGCGGATTGTGCCGGCGGCGGACGAGACCCAGAGCTACGTCGAGCCGCTCGCAGCCATGCACGGGCAGTTCTGGGACGCGGCCTCGACGGTCTGCTGGCGCCTCTACCCGTTCGCGAACAAGTGGGCCTGGCGGTGGGGCGGCGTGGTCCATGGCGCCCTGGCCGCGGTCTACTGGGCGCACGCCGAGTGCTGGGCGGCGCACACGCCAGCCTCCTGGGCGGATCGCCTGAACGCCATGCTGGCGGCGGCCGAGCGCACCCGCGTCCTGGACGACGAGCGCGCGGCGCGCCTGCGCGCCGCGCTCGAGGCGGCCTGGCGATGAGCACGGTCAGCCACCCTCGGCTGCTTGGGCAGCTGATCGACGTCCTGAACCTGTCCACCGGCGTGTCGGTCTGCTACTGCCGCGTGCCGGGTGGCTTCGGCCCGCGGGAGGCGGTGGTGGCGGCCTACGCGCAGAGCCTCGGCGACTGGAACACCTGGGAGTACGAGGACCGGTACGGCCACCTGCGCGAGTACGGCCGCGACGTCGTGGCCTGCGGCGACTGGTGCGCGTTCTACTGGGGGGCGGTGGCGTGACCGAGCCGCGCCTGAGCGTGCTCTGGGCCGGCCAGGAGCCCGAGGCGACCGTCTGATGGCGACGTTCCGCCCGCTCCTGACCCCACCCGTCGAGACGCCGTCGGCGCCGATGCGCGCCGAGACCGCCCGCCCGAGGGTCCGCGCGCCCTACCCGCACCGCACCTGGTGGACGCGCGAACGGGTGGTCGCCGCGCTCCGGCGCTGGCACCGCGAGTACGGCACGGCGCCCACTTCGACCGAGGAGTGGCAGCGGCTCACCAAGGGGATCGGCGGCCGCGCGCCGCAGGACCGGCCCTTCCCGTCCTTCTACGGCGTGCTGCGCTACTTCCGCACCTTCCCCGAGGCGTGGACGGCCGCGGGCGTCGACGTCGGCCGCTTCGAGCAGGAGTGGACGCCGCTCGAGGATTGGTACCTGCGCGAGGGCGCCGGCTTCCTCACGCGCAAGGAGCTCGCGGCCGACCTGCAGCGCACGCCCGAGGCGGTGCACCGTCGCCTCTACGACCTCGGCCTGCACAGCTACCAGCTCCACGGCTGGACGCTGAACCGGATTCACGAGGCCACTGGTGTCCCGGACTACACGCTCCGCGCCTACCTGATGCGCGGCCTGGTCCCCTTCCGGCGCGGGACGAAGTGCTTCTACGTCGACCCGGGCGACCTGGTCGACGTGCCCGAGATCGACTGGTCGGCGGCGCCGGCCGAGCTCGAGCGCGCCGCGCGACGGTCGCTGATCGGCCGGATCGTGACCCTGCTCGAGGGTGGCGCGCTCCTGACGCGCGCCGAGGCGTGCGCGGCGTCGCTCGCGGCCTACGCGGCGGAGCGCCGGCCGCATCGCGTCGGGACGCCGACCTCGCTCAGACAGCGGGTCATCGAGGCGGTGCACGAGCGTGACCTGCTGACGGTGCGCGAGGCCGCGCCGCTCCTCGGCGTGACCACCGTCACGCTCTACCGCTGGATCGCCGAGCGCGGCTACCCGGCCGAGCGGGTCGCGCTCGGCGGCCTGTCGCTCGTCGGCGTGCGGCGGCCGGCGCGGTACGGGGCCGGCTCATGACCCTCCAGCACACCGTGATCGCTCCCGGCCAGGTCTGGCGCGGCCTCAGCATCGACCATCCCTGGAAGGTCCGCGTCAAGCGGCTGTCGCTCTCGTCGGTGGAGTTCGAGACGCTCGCGAAGGGCCAGCGCGGTCGGTCGCGCGTCAGGGGCCGATGCACCCGCCAGTGGATGCCGCGTGCCAAGTTCCTCGCGCAGCACCGGCTCGAACGGGACGTGAGCGCGTGAGCACCTCGTTCTGGGTGGGGCTGCCGGTGCAGGTCTCGTTCGCGGCGATGACGACCTTCTGGGTCTTCCACAACGGGTGGGACACCTTCGTCGTCTCGGTCGGATTGCAGCTGTCGTGGTGGATCTTCTTGGGTCGGAAGGGATGGGTGTGAGGGTGCTCGATGACTTTCTGTGTCCGATCCACGGCCGCGACCTGGTCGTGGTCACCGAATGGGACGGGGATGATCGGGCGACCTGGTCGGTCGTCCACTTCGCGTGCGAGGCGACCTGGCCGCACCACACGTTCCGCGCCGAGCCGGACGGTGCCGGCGACTTCGTACCCGTGGTCGACGACGAGGACAGCGAGGCCGCGGGATGAGCCGCGACACGATCACGCCAGCCGAGCTGCGCGCACGCGTCGGCGATCAGGTCTTCGGCGGCCGCGGCCGCGAGACGCCCCAGCGCACCGTCGTCGACTACAAGGCGATGCTCGAACAGCAGATGCGCCTGGCCGGCTTGCCCGAGCCGAGCCGCGAGTTCCGCTTCGCCCAGCTCCAGGGCCGCCAGTTCCGCTTCGACTGGTGCTGGGGCCGGCGCCGAGTCGCCGTCGAGTACGAGGGCGGCACCTACCACGGGAAGAGCCGCCACACGACCGCGGCCGGCTTCCGCGAGGACTGCGTCAAGTACTCACTGGCCGCGGAACTTGGCTGGCGCGTCTTTCGGTACACGTCGGACCACGTTCGCTCTGGCGCCGCCATCGCGCAGCTGCGGCGCGTCTTCGCTCAGGAGGCGCGATCGACTTGACGGACTCGTTATCGCGCCGCCGCCGGCATAACCGCGAAGGAGAGCGAGCGTGGATGCACAGTCGTTCCAGCAGCGAGTGATGAGCCGCCTCGGCGAATTCCCAACGGACGAGATGATGCTCGCGGCGTTCACGACCCTGATCCGCGAGGCGAGCGCGACGCGGACACTGGTCGCGCTCGACGGCGACGGCGACAAGGTGACCGACGACGACCTGGTCGGCCACTTCGGCGCCCTGTTCCTGGCGCTCACCGAGGCGGCCTGCGTGCTGGGGGTGGACCTGGAACGCGCCATGCAGTGGGGCGAGCGCGCGGCCGAGGCGCGGGCCGTGACGGCGCTGGTCAGCGACACCGTGCTCGTCAGCACCAGGGAGGCGTGCCGATGGCCAGCGTCAAGGTCGACGACCTGATCCGCCTGCGCGGCAAGGGGATGCTCCCATCCAGGCTGCGGCACCTGTCCGGCGTGCTCGGTCGCGTTGCTCACGTCAACCGTCGCGCCACCTACGCGACCGTCGTGACGCCCGAGGGCCCGCTCGAGCTCGAGTTGCGGTTCGGCACCTTCGACATCGTCCGGCGGGCGGCGATGACGGATGCCTGCTGATGGTCATCGGGAGCAAGCGGAGCCGCGCGCACAGCCAGCGCATCAGCAGAGGTGCGGTCCCGCTCGGCCAGCACAGCCATTCGCCCGATCAGGTCATGCCGCTGCCGGCCGCTCCGGTTGCCACGACGACGGCTGGCGTGTCCGGGAGGCTACCGAGCCCGGCGCCGACCGCGCGGGGCTGCGCCTGCCGCCTGTCTCCGGCCGCGCTCGTCGATCCGACCACCAATCGCGCGTACTGCGCCGGCTGCTGGATCGTCGTGATGGTCCAGCACCAGCTCGACTGAACGGAGGAACGCCCGTGGTTGCGAGCGCGCCGACCCTTTCGACCCTGCAGCTGCGCCCGCTCTCATGCGGCGTGACCTGGCGCGGCTGCTCGCTTCGACTGTCGCCCGTGCGCTGGCGGTTGGTCGTCTACCTCGCTCGAGCGCAGGGGCAGGTTGTCGACGGGCAGGATCTGGCGCGGCGCCTGTTCGGCGAGGGCGGCGCCAAGGCGCAGGCCCACCTGCGCGTGGTGATCAGCCAAACACGGGAGCGGGTGCCCGGGCTGATCGAAACCGTGCACTTCCAGGGCTACCGGCTCGCGACCGATTGCGTGGAAGGCCTGTCGACCTGGCCGCTGCCCGACTCAGCACAAGGAGAAGCACGATGACCAAGACGACCGCCCTCGCGATCCCCGCGGCCAGCGCGGTCACGTACCTGCTCGACTACGACATCCCCGAGCTCGTCGCGGAGGTGCGGCGGCTCAGAGCAGCCCTGGGCGATCTGGTCTGGGTGACCAACATCCTGGGCGACCGCATCTGTGACCTGTGCGGCCAGGGCGAGGACGAGCCGGGGAGGCCCGACTGCTCGTGTCGGCTCCTGCGCGCCATGTAGATGCAGGGCAACATCGCCGAAAGGAACCGCTGATGAGTGGCGCACCCATCATCAACCTGCAGCAGCATGCGGCGCTGAGCGCCGTGATCTGTCCGACCTGCGGCCTCAAGGGCACGCAGACGCCGGTGTACGCGATCGCGGTCGGGGGCGACCAGGTGGTCCTCTTCTGTCTCGCGTGTCTCCTGCCGAAGCTGGCCGAGCTGAGTCCGCCGATGTGCCCAGTTGATCAGCTGCCGCCCACAGAGTCAGTGCCGGAGACGAACGACGAGTCACCCTAGCCGCCCATCTCGCATCGAGCGCATCAGGCGCTTCCTCGAACTCCACGCCGACGACATCGAGGCCTGGGACTTCGGTAGCCTCCGCTTCGACTGGTCGCCCGGCGACGTGAAGTTCCATCTCGGCCGATCGGGGAAGATCAATGGCGAGGACGAGCCTCCGCCGTCCTAACGTGCTACGCTCCACCTGCCTCTAACCGCGCATTCGGCGGGGCCGGGTCCTCCGGGACCCGGCGACGCGCGCGGGAGGCGAGATGTACGGGGTCTACAACCCCCGGCCCGTGAAGTCGGGCAAAATCAAGGGCGGCAAGGGCACCCTGATCGCGTCCAACGCCGTCACCGGCGGCGGCGAGCACGTCATCCCGACACTGACCTGCGCCCACTGCAACACGGTGGTGCTGCTGAATCCGGCCCGCACGCGCGAGCGTGCTCATTGCCGTCGGTGCAGCTCATACATCTGCGACCGTCCCGGCTGCCGGGCCGAGTGCAACCCGACCGACGAGGGCATCGAGCTGGCCTTCGCCAACCCGTCCGTACAGCAGCCGTTCGTGGGGCGGGCCGCCGACGGCTCGATCCTGTTCGACCCGAAGATCCGCGATCGCCGGCGCATCCACTAGGGAGGATTCAGCATGTCGATGTACTCGGTTTCCAGGACGACCTGGACCACGGCGGCCGTCGCGGACGCGGCGGTGTTCACGACCGGCCAAGCCACGGGCCTACGCCCGGCGACGACCAGCATGCTCCGCGTCTTCGAGGTCTTCATCGGGGGTGAATCCACCGCCTCAACGGTCAACGCGATGGCGCTGCGTCGTGGTATCACCACCGTCTCGGCCGGGGCGCTCTCGGGCGGCAACACCGTCGCGCCGCTGAACCCGCGGAGCCTGGCCACGCCAGCCTTCGGTTACGGTCAGGTGTACGCCACGACCTACCCGACCGCCGGTAACCACGCGCTCCAACTGAGCCTCAACACCTTCGGCGGCATCATCCGATGGGTGGCCGCCCCGGGCGAGGAAGTCGTCGCGATTGGCGCGGCCACGCTGCTCCCGGTCGACGCGGACCTGACGCTCTCGGCCATCACCGGCACCGGCATCGTGTCGACCCACATGATCGTCGAGGATTCGTAGAAGGCGCCGCGTACCCGCGCTCAGATTACGGATCACGGCGAACGCTCGCGGGAGGTTGTAGCCATGGCGCTAGCGACGCTCCACTTCATCAACATCGAGGACGGCCTGGTGACCGTCGATCTCGACTACGACGACGCGACGCTCAAGGTCGCGACGATCACGTACCAGAGCGTGAACGCGCCTTCGGCCTGTGCGCTGACGGTCTCTCGGGGGGATGGCTCGGCGGTCCGTAACTTCACGATCGCGGCCGGGACCCCCCTCACGACGGTCAACGTCCCGCAGTCGGGCGCGAATAGCCTCACGCTCGTCCGGCCGTGGCCGGGAGCCCAGCCACTCGTCGGAGTCTCGTACAACTTTCAGTATCCGGCGTAGTTCGTGGCCATCGCTCGCCGCTCGACCGCCGGGACGGTTGGCGGGAGCCCCGGAACCTCGGGCGTGTTCACGTCACCGGCTGGTGGCGTCGCCGACGACATCGTGATCTTCCGCGTCTCGGGCGTCAACTCGGGCGGAGAGGCGGCGCCGACGATCACGCCGCCGGACGGGACGTGGACCGAGGACACGAATGCATGGGCCAACCAGACCAACGCCACCCCTGACCACACGATCAAGAGCTTCTGGAAGCGCCTGACTGGCAACATCGCGGCGACTTACACGTTCACCTTCAGCGTCTCCAGCTACTACCAGGCGATCGGGGTCTGTTACTCGGGCTGCGTCACGTCCGGCTCGCCGATCGACTCCTCGGGGGCCACGGTCGCCGTCACGGATTCGCTCGACGCGACCGCGAACGCGATCACAACCGTCCTCGACAACACGATGCTGATCTTCTGGGGCAGCTCGTTCAACTACGCCTACCAGGGTGCGCTGCCGTCCGGGATGTCGAGCGCTGTGACGTCGAGCAACCTGTACACCGCGCAGGAGGCTAGGCCGACCGCTGGTACGACTGGCTCCAAGGTCTCGGTTGGCGCCGTGCCGAGTGGCGACAAGACGACCGGCGCCTTGGAGGCGTTGGCGCCACCCTCGGCCGGGGGTATCCCGCCGGGGTTGGGTCCCACGACTCAGATCGGGCAGGTGAACATGCCGCTGATTGGCTGGTACTAGGCCCATGCCGACCAAACAGACCTTACCCGACGTGACCATCAACCTGACGGGCACGGTCGTGACCAGCCCGGCCCTCAACGTGCCAGCCGGCTATCGGCGGGTCGATGTGGCGATCATCTCGTCGACGCCGGCCTGGTCCACACTCCAAGTATCGGACACCCTGACGCTGGGTGTGCAGTACTTCGACGGCGCGGCCTGGCGATTCCTGTTCGGTAACGACGCGACCTACAGTCGCGTCGCGTTGCCCGGGGGCAGGGTCGACCGGCATGGTGCGGCGCCGGCCTTCGGTGGCGGACCCTTCCCGGTCGTTGATGGGAAACAGGTTCGGGTGTACGGGAAGACGAACGGCGCCGCGCTGACGCTCGTCGTCCGGGTGTCGATCCAATGACGGTCTCGATCGCGCATGGGCCGGTGACCGAGTTTCGCCATACGAACGCGTCCTTCATCAGCGGCACGATCCCGACGCCCACGGCCGGCAATATCCTGGTGGCGATCTTCTCGTCCTATCTGGCCACCATCGGTAACTCGTCCGTCAGCGATAACCAGGGCAACGCCTGGGAGACAATCGCCGAGCTGCAAACGCCGGACGCCAACTATCTCCTGAGCGTGCATTGGGCGTTCAACGTCGCGACCGGATCGCCCTTCGTCGTGACCTTCGACACCAACCAGACGGGGTATGGCATCTCGGGCTTCGTGATCGAGATCGCCGGGACCGACCCCGTCTCTCCTCGTGAGCCATCCGAGATCATGACTCTGTCGGGGACCAGCACCGCTCCGACAACGGCGCTGCTCACGAACTCCTCACAGGACGCCTTGATCCTGGCGGCCACGGCGGTCTACGACAACAACGACCCGATCACGCTCACCGACCCTGGTGCGCCCTGGTCGCTGGTGGGCGAGGAGCTGCTGGGCGCCACGTACGACCCGCTCTCGATCGTTGCGCGGATCGTGGCGGCCTCGGTTGCCTCGCAGGCGACCTGGATCACGCCGAGCGAGGCGTGGGCGACGGTGATCCTCGCCTTCCAGGGGGCGCCGAC